CCTGAGCCGCTGGCGTCGGGAGAGCGTGCCGGAGTTCCTGCCGCTCGACCAGCGGGTCATGCCTGTCACGACGGGGTTCACCGACGACGGTCGGCTCACTCGGGTCAGACGCGCAGAGCCTGGCGCTGAACCAGTTCCTCATCAGTGATCGGGCCTCCCTCGAGCCGGTTCATGATCAGCTGGATGCTGTTCATGTCCTTGGCCCAGATAGCCTGGATGAACATCGTCGCCGCGGTGCGGTCGAGCATGTCCTTGCTGTTCTGGTAGACGCTCTGCACGGTGCCGAAGCGCTGATTCCAGAGCCACCGGATGCGCGTGTCGAGGCTCACTCGGTGCGCGTCGGGGATCTCCTGGCGGAAGTGCTGCCGCTTGACGTGGACGACCTCACTGGACATTCTCGTCGCTCCCTGCATCCGTGGCACCGACCTTGTCGGCGTCGATGACGCCCACCGTGAGGTCGGCGAACTCGAGCTCGTCGCTCTCCACCTGCGCCGGGTGAGTGCCGGGGCGCCGGCGGCCGGTCAGCCGGTTGGCGATCATCTTCTGCGCCGTGGTCGCACGGCCCATGCTTCCGCGGACCTTCGGGTCCGGCGTGTTCGCGATGAAGAACAGCACCTGGCCGAGCAGCTCCCACGCCGGGCGGTCGACGAGCGGCTCCGGCGGCCCCTCCGGCGGGTGGTCGGCCACGTACTGCAGTGCGTCCTGGACCGTCTTGTTCCTCATCGCGCCCATACGCCGCTCCAGTCTTCCTCGTAGTCCCGGCTCTTCGTCTGCTGGTTGCCGTCGAACCAGCCACCCTGGAAGAAGTCGAGCTCCTTCGTGGCCTGCACGGTGTACCGCAGCGCGTCCATCATGTTGGAGTACTGGTCGTGCAGGGGCTTGCCGCTCCACATCTGGAGCTTGCTGTTGTACTCGTAGCGGTAGCGCTCGAGGCACTCCAGCACGCGCACGCAGTTGTCCGGGTGGATGATCGTATTGTACAGCTGCATCCGCACCTGCTGGATGTCCGTGATCAGGTCGTGATCGCCCTGCCGAGAGCCGGGGATCTTCCAGACCTTGTTGCTCTTCGCGAGCACAGCCACGTTCGGGAACCGGGTGCGCATCATGTCGGCCGGTGTCGTGTTCACGGCCTTCTCGTGGTGGTCACCGTCCCACGGGAGGATGATCATCTGGAGCTTGTTGAACCAGGGCTTCTGCTGCAGGTCGTCCACGTACTCGGGCAGAGCCTTGCCGTGACCCTCGCCGCAGTCGAAGATGAACAGCTTGTTGTTGAACCACTGGAAGGCGATCCAGGCCGTCGCGTCGGAGTGCAGACCGGAGGAGCCGATGTCGAACGCAACGTACACCGGGTGAGCGCTGTCGAGGTTGAACTCGACGTTGCGCTTCTCCTTGAGGAGCTTGATGTACGCCTCGCCGTAGACGGCCGCGGCGTCCATCTCCTCGAAGTCGACGTAGTACTCCTGCATGAACATGCGGTTGTTGCCGAAACGCTTGAAGTAGGTCTCCTCGACCTCTTCGAGCCGCTGCTGGCTCATCACCGCCGGGAGGCCGGCGGCGCTCATCATGTTGTTCAGGTCTTCGATCGTGCGAGTGATGACCTGGAAGTCCTTCTGCTCGCCGTGGTTTTGGATCAGCTGCCACAGCGGGTTGTTACGCTTGCCACGAGGCGTGCTCGCGACCATGAGCTTCTTGTCCTCGTGCTCACCCTGGATGATGGGCATCAGACGAGGGATCGGGTCTTCGCGCGTGAACAGAGCCAGCTCGGTGAACGCGTAGTCGAGGAACGACGTACCGACACCGTTCTTGTCCCGGCCGCTCTGGAAGTAGCCCTGCACCTTGAGGCGGCTCTTGTTCGTGAACTCACCCTCCATGACGGTGTTCTTCCAGTCGACACGGTCGCTGGGCACGTTGTCCTGGAGCATCCGCACGTACTGACCCGTCGCCGGGTCGACGTAGGTCTTCTGCCAGAGGATGTCCTTGATCATGGGGTTGTCGAGCGAGATGTAGGTGCCGGTGCTCTTCGGGATCTTGAGCCGGCGCTCACACATCTCCATGCTCATCGCCACGTCCTTGCCGCTCTGACGCGGGAACACGGCGACACCGATACGCTTGTTGCGCCACATCTGGTGCAGCTCCGCCTGGTACGGGCGGGGCTGGTAGTGGACTGGGAAGCGGGCCATCTATCCTCCGTAGGGCCACGCGGGGTACTGCATGGCGTCACTGATCAGCAGGACAAGCGGCACCCCCAGCGCGATCGCCAGGAGGAACGCTCCTGCCGCCGCGAGGGGGTGCCACTTGTTGCGGTCGTTCATGGTCAGAACCGGAACGTCCCCGCCGGGAAGCCGAGCGTGCCGAACAGTGCGTCGAGGCCCTCGCCGTCGTCGCCGCTCTGGCCTGCCTGGCTGCTGATCCCGGCCTGCGGTGCGTCCGCCGGGTGACCGGCGAACTTGCCCTGCTCGCGCGGCTGTTGCGCGGCACGCTGCTGCTGAGCCGTCGGCTCGGCCGCCTTGGCGGGCGCGGCGGGCTTCGCCGCTCGCTCGGCTGCGAGAGCCTGGCGAGCGGACGTGATGAGCGGACGCACGTCGATGCTCCACCCGGCCATCTTGTCGTCCGCGGTCTTCACCGCGTACGGACGCACCAGGTCGGCGACGCGTGTCGCGAGCTCCTTGTCGAACTGCTTGGCACCGGGCAGGATGTCCGGGTTGCCGCGGAAGACCTCGATGCTGTTGGTCAGCACCTCCATCGTGTTCCGGTTGGCGTCCCGGCCCTGCTGGACCCGGCTCTGCACCTCGCGGGCGAGCTGTTTCTTGATCTCGTCCTGCCACTCGCGGGCGTCCGCGGCGTCACGGAGCGTCTCCGTCCCCTCGGCGCCGTCCGCGCGGGGCACGGTCTTGCCGACGAGGTAGCGCGGAGCCTGCTCGACGGCCTCGATGTACTGGGCGTACTCGGTCTTGACGTCCGTCACGGCCTGGGCGGTGAGCTCCTGCGTCTCACGCTGCTCCAATCCGCTCAGAACAGCGGACCAGTTGTCGGTGAACTCGGCGGCGTCTCGGGTGAACCCAGAGCCAGCTCCCTCGGGCTGAGCAGCAGCGTCGGCTCCGGCGTCGCCGGCGGGCTTGTCACCTGCTCCTGGTGCCACTGCAGGCTTTCCGTCTGCTCCTGCATCCGGTGCGTCAGCCGCTCCTGCTCCTGCTGCAGCTCCTTCAGCAGGAGCAGCTGGTGATCCGTCTCCGCCTGCAGCAGGATCAGCCGCCGCTGCGCCTTCGCCACCTTCGCCGGGAGCTTCCGGAGTCTCGAACGTTCCCATGACTGCCGAAAAGAACGAGTCAGCGCTACCCTCGTAGAGCTCTCCCGCAGTCTCGGCGTCTTCGGTTCCCGGCTGAGGCTCTTCGCCTTCGACCGGCTGGGTGTTGACATCACTCACAGCTCCTCCGCGGCGGCCACGACGCGCTCAGTCAGCGCGATCTGCTCCTCGTTCGTCCACTGGAAGCCGACGTTCGGGGCGGTGAGAGCCTGGAGCATGCCCTGCGGACCCGTGACGAACAGCTGGGCCTCGCCCATCGCCGCGATCTTCTCGGCCGCGTCGACGTCGAGGGCGTCCCACTCGTGCTCGAGCTCGGCGGTGACGACGTTCCAGCCGAACATGAGCTCGACGTAGATGTCGCGGTTCGCGATGGCGTCGCTCTCCTCCGTGCCGAACTCGCCGGTGTTGTCCTTGGCGTCGGGGTGGAGGCGGAGCTGCTCTTCGAGCACGGCACGGTACCGCTTGAGGTACTCGTTGAACAGCTTGTAGAAGTGGGGAACGTCGCCGTAGTCGAGCTTCGGCCACTTGCCGACGATGTTGACGGCGTAGCTGGGCTCGATCTTCTCGTTCTCCATCTGCTCGATGTTCGAGAGCACGGACTCCCAGGTCTCGAGGACGGTGATCTCCAGCGGCTCGGCCGCGAGCTGAGCCAGGTCAGCCTGGTCCTGCTCCGTCAGAAGGCCGTCGGTGTTCTCGTTGATGTCGCTCATGCGATTGCTCCCTGGTTGTTCTTGAGGTTCTCACGGTACTCGTCCTGGATGGCCTGGAGTACGCTGTCGATGTCGTAGCACAGCACGGTGTCGACGTACTTGCGCTTGCAGACCTGCGGGATCTGGTGCTTCCCGCCGAAGTACTTCTCCACGTCGAACAGGTCGAACCCGCGGTTCTCCTGGTAGACGTGGATGCGGAAGAACTCGCCGAGCAGCGCCGGGTCGCGGTACAGACCGACCTGATACGCCGGCAGGCTGATCTTCGCCTGGCTGATGCGGTGCTGGTCGCCGGGCATCTCGAAGCTCTCGACGATGCTGCCGTTGCTGTCGCGGATCACCTGCGTCCGCACACCGGGATCGATGTATTCGATGACGCGCTTGCCTCGCTCCTTCGGGTAGCTGGCCTTCGTGATCTCGTCACGGTACCAGACCTTGCCGTCGGCGTCGATGCGGAGCGGCTTCTCGTCGCCGTGCGTGTTAAGCCGCAGACCGGGCACCGTGTCGGGCGGGGTCTCGCGCAGGTGGTCGACGTCCGCCTGGAAACGGATGTCGGTCGGGTCCGGCGCGTCGTCGGGACGCTCCACGGACTCGCGGGTCACGCCAGCGGTGCTGAACTGCTTGAGCCGGAGCTCGAGGTCCGCCTGACTGTAGTCGCGGTAGTGCTTGTTGGGCACCCACCCGAGTTCGATCAGGCGATCCCAGGCCGCCTTCCGTTCTGCTTGGGTCACTGTTCCTCCGTAGGTAGGGCAAATCGCCTAGTTACGATTATACCCTACCCGCGGAGGTTCCGCTCAGAGCGAGAAGTCGGTGACGAAGAGCCCGGCGCCGGCGGCGACGGCCGCACCAGCTGCGACGCTGACCGCGCTGATGTACGCCGTCATGCCGTCCGGGGTCTGGTAGCGCTCACCGCTCTTGACCTTCACGCTGTAGAGGCTGGTCGTCACGCCACCGCCGAAGCGGAGCATCACGTCCTGCCCGCTGTCGTTCTGGATCAGGGCGTAGCGACGGTTCGGGTTGGGCCCGAGGATCGTCGTGGGCGTGTTCGCCGCCAGGGCGATCGCGTCGAGGTTGCTTGCAGTCGTGGGCGGCGGCGTGGTGCTCACGCTGCCGCTGACGACGGGGCCGGGAAGTGCCATCAGGGTCTCCTTGTGTCGATGAACGGCTGCGGCACGCCGTTGTCAGTGTTGCTGGCCGCTCCAATCGAGCTGCGTCCGTACTCGAAGGTCTCGATGCTGCCGTACTCGTAGCCCACGTTGACGCTGACGGGGGCGTAGCGGTACTGCACGTAGCTGATGCGGCAGTAGCTCGGCGCGGTCGTGCCGTTCTCCTGCACGCTCTCGGCGAAGAAGAACCACTCCATGAGGTCTCGCCGCACGAGAAGGAAGTCGCTGATGTCGCTCGGAAGCGGCCTGCTCGCGAGGTCGTTCGTCGTCGGCCGCTTGTACACCTTGCTGACCTCGACGGGCTTGCCGTTGATGTCCCAGCCGCGGATGCCGTAGCGGACGGTGCCGTAGTAGTTGCCGAACGTGACGTTCACCTGCTGGAGCCGGGCCCACGCGTCGTGCGCGCGGTTCGCGCCCTGCGTGTTCGTCTCCATCTTCCACGGGATCGAGCGCTGCAGGGTGCCACCACTGGTGCTGGTGTCATCGGTCATCTTGAGGTCGTCCAGGACGAAGATGCTCTCCGGCCGGGCGACGGCGACGTAGAGCTTGCCGCCGACCTCGAGCTTGCTAAGGCTGATCGCGGGGATCAGCCAGCGGCTCCACGAGCCCTGGTCCTTGCCCGCGTCGAGAACCCAGATCTCGTTGCCGTTGCAGCCTGCCGGGACGGGCTCGCCGTCCGGGTTGTTGACGATGTAGTACAGCCGGTTGTCGTGCTGCGTGCTGACGATGTCTTCCTTCTTGAGGAGCTCGAGCCACTTGTTGCTGATGTCGTCAGTCATCGTCGCGTGGTTGATGTTGTAGTTCGCCGCGGTGCTCTTCATCAGCTCGGTGTCGAGCGGGTGGTAGAGCGCGTTGTTGAGCACTTCGACGCCGTAAGGGCTCACCGTGCCCGGCGTCGCGGTCGTCTCCTCGAACCCCATGATCGCGGTGCTGTCGCTCTGCCCGTTGATCTGCGCCGGGGCCATGTAGAAGCTGGTGCTGTAGCCGTCGACACCCGTGCAGAGGATCGTGATCGTGTCGACCGACTGCGGGTTCTGCCACAGCTTGACGGCGGCCGGGATCAGGAGGTTACCGCTGGTGAGGGTCTTGAGACCACCGCCCTGGCTCGGCGAGAAGTTCGTGTACTTGCCGACCTGGTTGCTCGTCCAGCGGATGAGCGCGCCGTTGTCTTTGTCGTTGACGAGGATGAGCCGGTCGCCGGCCACGAGCCCCTGGCTGGCGCTCGACGGGTCGGAGTAGTTGAACCGGTTCTCCGCGGTCGGCAGAGGAGAGCTGCTGGTGCCGATGTCGATCGCCGCGGTGTTCTGGATCCAGGTCCACGGCGAGCTGCCGGTGATGTCGCGACTGCCGATGAGCAGCCCCTCCGGCGGCACGCTGTCGCTGTCGCTCCAGGTCGCCATGTAGAGGTTCCAGCGGATCGCGCCCTGCGCGAGAGCCGCGTCCATCACAGCCTGCGGCATGTACGCGACGAGCTGGTCCATCGCCATCTTCGGGTTCGTGACGGCGGTGGTCGTCGGGTTGCCGCTCGCGTCCGGGGCGAAGAATCGCCACTGGCTCCACGCGCGCTGAGCTCGGATCTGGGTGATCACGCTCATCGCGCTCTCGCCGACCTCGTTCTCGAAGTCGTACCAGAACGCGTAGTTGTAGACGTTCTTCGTCGCGTCGCTGCTGATGAGCGTGTTGGTCGTCGGTGTCTCCGCGGCGGGCGGGGCGGCCGTGTTCTCCTTGTTCGCGTCGTTGATCCACGCCGCGTCGGGGTGCCGCACGACCAGGCGCTGCGGGTCTCCGAACGCCGGGTGGGTAATGCTCGTGACCTTGCGAGCCTTCTTCGTCGCACCTACGTCGAAGAGCCGGAGGTCCTCGCCGGCGTCGCTGAGCGCGAAGATCTTGTTGTCGATCTGGAGGTACTTCACGAACGTCGTCGCGCTCGAGAAGTTCAGGATGCTCTCACCCTGCGGGATCGCGAAGTTCACCGCGGGGTCGGTGAGCGGCTTGATGTCGAACCGCTGGGTCGTGGCGTTGTAGATCGCGACCTTGAAGCTGACGACACCGCTGTTGCTGCGTGCAGCGAACAGGAGCGCCTTGCGACCGTCGTTGAGGAAGAAGTGCTCGTAGCCGCCGACCATGCGCGCGTCGTAGTTGGCGTCCAGCCAGGTGTTCTCGGTCAGCACGGAGCGCAGTGCGGGTCGTGTCCGCACTGCGCCCTCGCGGGTGACCTGCACGTTCTCCATGATGCGGAGCGACGTGGGATCGCTGAGGCCAGGCGGGTACGCCGTGCTCCAGCCCTGGAACTGACGGAGGTACGCCTTCGCGAGCGGCCGGTCGATCGGCGCCGGAGCCTTCTTCTGCTGGGCCATCAGCGGCGCTCGTCACTGTGCGGGTGCCGACCGTTCCAGCCCATGCCGCCACCGTCGATGCTGTTGGTGATCGGCACAAAGAAGTCGTTCATGAACACGCTGTCCGTGTGCTGGTCGTCGCGCTCGATGAGCTGGTACTTGAGGTCGTTGAACTGCGCCTCCAGCGTCTGCACGCGCGGCTGCATCACCGGGTCGCCCTGCGCGTACATGTACGCGGCACGGAGGATCACGGCGTCGGGGTAGTCGTAGTCGAGCAGCTGAGCTCGCGTGTCGTCGTCGATCGGGATGATCGGGTCTTCCGGGTTGACGGGCACGGGCGGGATGTCGAACATCTTCGGCTCCCGCATGACGGGAACGTGGATCTCGAGGCCCGCCAGGCTCTGCCCGAGCGGCCGGGAAAACGTCAGCCGCTCGCGCGTGACGCTAGCCCAGATGCCGCCGTAGCGCCCGCTGTACTTGTGGAGCGCGTCGCGCGGAAGGATGTACGCCCACTCCACGACCTCCTCGGTGCCCGGACGAACGAAGCGCACGCTGTCGTCGCCGGTCTTGCGGAGCCGCACGGTGTTGCGCAGCACGACGTCCGTGTCGCCGGGGTGGACGATGCCGACGTTCTCGACGGAGGAGTAGTAGCTCCACTCGTGCTCCAGAGCGTGCGCCCGAAGCGCGCGGTTCAGGGTACGCGCGATCGTCCGGTACCGATCCTGGTCCGGGTCGTACGTCACGTCGAGGCCGGTGAGGAGGCCGAGGACCTCCTGCACCGCCTCGTCGAGCGTCATCTGAACGTCGGGGTTGGGCATGTCAGTTCCACTTCCGGAGCGTGGCTCCCTCTGCACGCTGCACCGGGCCGCCGAGGTTGACGGCCGCGGCACGGTTGCTGCTCGTCAGCTTCCGCTCCTTGGCCTCGCCCTTGCCCTCCCAGTCGGTCCAGCCGGCGGGGATGGCCTGGCGCTTGTACGAGTTCTGCACCGCCGCGGCGGCCTGGCTGCCCGCGTCGGCGAAGAGCTTGTTGTAGCCCTCGCTCGTCTCGCTCTCGATGTTCGTGTTGCTGTTCTCGATGTTGGCGATCTGCGTCCAGGCGTCTGCCGTCTGGTTCGCGTAGTTCGCCCACGCCTGCTCGCGGTCGGCCTCGGCCTGGTTGAACAGGTTGGTGCGGCTCGTGGCGGTGTCGCTGTTGAGGCTCGTCACGCTGTTGTTGATCGACTGCAGCGTGTCGTTGAACGAGCGGCTGATCTCGCTCTGGTTGTTCGCGAAGTTGCGGAACGCCTGCAGCTGCGAGCGGAGCAGGTCGGTCTCGCCGGCACCCTGGCTGGCGGCCTGGTCGGCGATGTTGCCGCGCTCCCGCACGGCGTTCGCGATGTTGGCGAAGCTCTGGTCGCCCTCCGCCATCTCGTTCTGCTGGCGGTTGCCCTCGAGACCGGCGAGCGCGAGCCCGTAGTTCTTCATCAGCGTGGCGTCGCTCTGCGCGAACGCGCTCGCGATGTTGCCGAGCTTCGTGTCGCGCTGCTTGCCGAACGAGTCGATCAGGCTCTTCTGCTGGTTGACGAGCGCTCGCGTGTTGTCGTTCTGCTGACGGCTCGCCGAGCGGGCGGCGGCGTTCGCGCGGGCCTGAGCGGCGCTGATGCCACCACTGCTTCCGCCGGGGCTGCCGCCACCGGTGTTGTCGCTGTACTGGCTCGTCTGGACGCCACGGTCGCCGCTCGGGGCGACGGGCACCGTGCCGCCGCGCTTGGTCAGGTCGATCTGCCAGAGCGGGTTGACCGGGGGCGTGGTGTACCCCGGCTTGAGGACGGTGCCGGTACCGACCGGCTTGCCCTCGCGCTCGTTGCGCTTGCCGATCGTGAACGCACCGGCGAGTCCGCCAGCCCTCTTCGCTGCCATGTCAGTTACCTCCGGTCGAGTAGTACCGGCCGCGGAACTCGGCCGGAGAGACGTACGTGCTGGCCTCGCCTGCGCCGAGGCTCGGGGTCATGCCCGCCGCGGTGCCGTAGTCGTAGGCGTTGAGGCGGTCCTCGAAGTAGCGGGTCAGCATCCGCTGATCGATGGTCGGGTTCTCAGCGAGGAACATGCCCATGATCTCGCTGACGTCGCTGTCCTGCAGCTGCTCGTAATTGCCGCGCTGACTCAGCATCTCGAACAGGTCGTTGAGCTCAGTGCTCTGCGGGTCCGCGGCGCCGACGCCGGAGAGGATCCCGTAGCCGCTGCTGAGCGTCTCAGCCATGCTGTTGAGAGCACGCTCACTGAACAGCTTGGTCTGCTGGCCTCGAGCGTTGTCGCTGAACTCGCCGCTCGCGATCGACGCGAGGTCCTGCTCGTTGACGAGCGCGGCCTGCGTGAGGTAGTTGTCGAGGTCGCCGTTGGTCGTGTCGCTGAGGCCGAGCTGGCTGAGCACGTTCACCGTGTTCGGGGCGTAGGTGTCGCTGCCGCCGGCCTCTCCGAAGAGCTCGTTGACCGTGGACAGGTACGCCTCGTCCTTGCTATCGGCGGCCAGAGCGCCGGTAGACAGGTCGCTCTTGATGGCGTTGACGAGCAGCGTGTTCGCGTCGACAGCGGCGCGCTGGTTCGGGGTCAGAGCGTCGTACTCGTCCCACGTCAACTCCCTCGTGTTGGAGGCGGGGCCGCCGAGACCGGCACCCCAGGTGTCTCGCTCCTGCGCCGGGGACTGCGGAGCCTCCGCCGTGCCCGGCGTCGAGAGCGAGTTGGCGCTGAGGCCGAGCAGCTTCTCCGCGTTCTTGAGCGCCGCGTTGGAGGAGTACTGCTGGGTCGTCTTGCCGCCCGAGCTGTAGGTGCCGGGCGCGAGGTTGTTCTCCCGCTCGTACGCCGCAAGGGCGTCGTCCGCGGTGGTGATGTCGCCGGGCATGCTGCTCGCGTCGTCACCGCGCTTGCGGTTCTCTTCCTCCTGAGCCTTGATGCGGTCGGCGTTGTTCTTGCCCCACCGCTCCTTGTCGGCCTTGGCCTGTGCCTGCGCGGTCGCCCACGCATCCTGGCCGCTCTGGCTCTGGCCGTACGCGATCTTGTCCCACGTCGACATCTCGTCGAGGTGGTTGCCTCCGGCCGGAGCGCTCGTCACCGCGCGCTGTGCGCCGGGGCGCATGGTCCGAGCGGGGGCCGCCGCGGGTGCAGGCTTCTTGAAGCTGCGCATCGCCTTCATCAGTCCACCACTAGCCACGACGGCCTCCTCTCGGGTCTATTGTAACGCGAACCGGTCAGTTCGCGTTGGGGGTTGCCCACGTCGCGCAGAGGGCCGCGACACCGAAGCCGAGAGCGGCCACGGTCGTGAACGCGATCTCCTCTCCGGTGATGACGCCGTCGCCGCTGATCGCGAGGAACGCGGGGCCGAACGACCCTGCGACCGCGACCACGCCGGCGACGATGGCCTTCCGGCTGCGCTTGATGAGGCCCGCTCGGGTCTCGAGATCCTCGTTGACCGAGGGGGTGTTGAAGTCACTCATGAGTCGTTTCCTTTCGACGAGTGGGTTCCGTGTCCTCGAACGGAAGATCGAGGAAGTGCCCCAGCCGCAGTTCCGTGAGGATGTCGCTGGGAACGACGGGCATCTGCCCGACTCGACCGCCACGATCCCACACCCACAGCTGGGTGAAGAACGAGCGGAACGCATCGTGAATCCGATGCGAAGCCTTCTTGAGGTCGTCGAGCTCCTTCTGGAGAGGCGCGATCGCCTCTGCCACGGCGCTCTTGACCTGTGCCTGGACGTACTGCTGCAGGTCGTTCGCGTTGTCGAACAGCTCACCGAGCGCGACCTGCCGCTGCGCCTCGACCTCGACCTTGTCCTTCTTGCGGAAGCGGAGCCAGCCGAGGAAGGCTGCTCCGACGCCGCCACTCGCGGCGAGGCCGATCAGCGCGATGACGATGCCTTCACTCACTGCGGATCTCCTGTGCTCGAGCAGCCACCTGCCTATCGAACTCCTCGATCGCAAGCTGGGTGAGTCGGAAGCCTGCCATCGGAACGCCCCAGCACAGCATGGCCGCGACGAACCAACTGGGTCCGCTCGCGTACGCGAGTTGCTGGGGTGACGGCGAGACGAGGACGGCGACGACGTAGCTGAACAGCATCCCCAGCATGAGGATCTTCGCTGTGACCTCGAGCTTCCACAGGGAGGGTCGCGACACTCCGAGGAAGCAGAGTGCCGCGATCCCTGAGTAGGCGATGCCGATCAAGTCGGTCATCTCGCCGTAGATGCGGTCCAGCAGCGAGCTGCCGTACGCGGCGGCGAAGATCCCTGCTGCGATGGCGATCGTGTCGTAGATCGGGAGCCACACACGGACGAGGGGCCGGTACTTCTTCGGCTCTCCGTCCAGGGCGCCCTTCTCCCAGACAGTGCCACGCAGCAGGGTCTTCATCAGATCCCCAGTGCCGCGCGGGTCTTCGGGCCGACGATGCGGTCAGCCGCGAGACCGTGCTTCCGCTGGAAGTCGGCGAGAGCGTTGCTGCTCTTCCGACCCCAGATGTTGTCGACGACGAGGCCGTAGCCGAACTTGTTCAGCCCGCGCTGGATGTCCGCGTAGCTGAGCGGCCCCTTGGCCGGGGTGCTCGGGCGGTTGTTGAGAGCCTGCACATCGTCGTAGTGCTTCTGGTGAGCGGCCTGCGTGCCCGCGCCCCAGATGCCGTCGATCGCGCCCTTGTAGTGGCCCATCTTCTTGAGCGCCTGCTGGTACTCCTTGTACACCTGGCGCGTGATGGGGCCCTCGATGCCGTCCACCGCGAGGTTCCAGCCACGGCTCTTGAGCCACGCCTGGCGGTCGCGCGTGAGCTGGTTCGCCTTGGGGTTGTTGCCAGCCCAGCCGGTGAACGTGTAGTGGACCGGGTCACTGGGCCCGTACCACTGGAACCCGAACTCGTTGAGCTTCGCGCGGTCGCTTGTGTAGTTGTACACGTCCACCGCGATCCCGCCGTTGCGGACGTGGTTGCTGGTCTCCGCGGGACGCGCCGGCTTGAAGATGCCGGGCACCCCGTTGTCGTAGTCGCGGATCAGCTTGTTCTGCTCGGCGACGGTACGGCCCGCCGAGTTAATGATGATCTTCCCGTACTTGTCCTCCAGCGCGTTGATCGCCGCTGCGGCGTCATCGCGGAGCCACATGCCGGGGTGATTCTTGAGTGCTGCCATGATGTTCTCCTTCCTGTTCCATTCTACCTAGGTCTTGATGATGTAGTTGATGACTTGGTACGGCTGCAGGTTGTTGTGCGCCGCGCCCCCACCGGTGCTGCCGAGGTTGTAGTAGCTCACGACTTCGCCGGTTGTGCCGGTCGCGAACGTCTTCTCGCCACCGTTCGCCGTCGTCTTGTGGTGGCGGGGAATGTTGAAGCTCGTCTCGGTCGTACTGGTGCCGCTGTCCCGTACCCAGTCGTGGGTGTGGCTCGGCATCTCGTTGACACTCAGCGTGTGCGTCTTCGCACCGCCGGTCTTGCCGAGCGCGTTGAACTCCGTCTGCGTGCCATCGTACCCGATCGGTGCGCGGCCTTGCAGGTTCGGCAGGTTGAACGTGGTCGTCCCGTTCCCGGCACCGTACAGCTCGCCGATCGCGTTGAACAGCGCCAGGTAGGTCGATCGGCTCACCGCGGCTCCGTTGCACAGCAGGTACTCCGCCGGGAGCTGGTTGCCTGCGAACGGCATGATCACTCCCGCCGGCACGAGGGTGGACCAGCGAAGCCCGGTGGTCTGCCCGCTGCTCGCGATGAGCACCTGCCCGTTCTCCCCCGGAGCCAGAGCGGTCGGCGTGCTCGCCGCGGACGCCGCGAGGATCTGGCCCTTTGACGCGTACAGGCTGCGCGCCACGCGGGCGTTGTCCTGCGTGTCGACGTAGGTCTTGTCGGCCTTCGGCTGCAGCGCGGTCGTGAGCTCTGTGTGAGTGACGAACCGGATGTCGAGCTGCTGGCTGGTCAGGCTCGTCGGGTTCGCAACGTAGTTCGCGACGGCCGCGTCGCTCGCGTCGGTCGGAGTGACGAGGTTCGGCGGGAGCACCGTGCTGAGCTCGAGATGCACGTTCGTCTGGTTGCGGAGCTGGACCTCGAGGTTCTGACTCGGGTTCGCGGCGGCGAAGCTTTGTCCGGCGCTGCTGAACTCTGCGTTCTGACGGACGGTGAAGTCGCCCTTCATCACGACGACGCTGTAGCCATTGATGCGGAGCGTGATCGCGAACTGGTAGGTGCTCGGCTTCACGTCGAGCTCGCTGGCCTGCACGTTGATCGTGCAGTACCCGACCTGAGCGTCAGCCATGTGCGCCGCGGTGCTGAACAGCACGACGTGCTGGTGGTACCGATCGAACTTGGTGACGGTCATCGTGACGCTCGCGCCGGTCAGGTCGACCGCCCAGCCGCGGCTGTCGGTGAACCACATCCCGAAGGCGAGGCTCTTGCGGGCCTCGACCTCGATGACGCTCGAGTCCTGGGGGCTGTTGAAGATCTCCACTATCAGAGCTTCCTCCAGACCCCAGCGACCTTGCGCCACACCACGCCCTGCCGCCAGACGCCGGTGACTTTCACCCACGGGGTGCCGGGCCGCCACGCTCCCGCGACGCGGACCCACATCGGCTTCGCGCCGGGCGCGGTACCTGTGGTCGTGAAGCTCTGGACGGTGCTGTAGCTGCCGAATCCGTTGCTGGTCGTGCTCCAGACCTGCGCGAAGTACTCGGTGCCCGGCTGGAGGCCGTCCATCACCTTGTTGGTAACGTCCGAGCCGAGGTTGTAGACGACGACGCCGGTTCCGAAGTCGCGGTTCGGCGCGACACGGATCGTGTAGCCGGTGATCGTCGCGCCATACAGGTTCGCCGGGACGGCCCAGTTGAGCTGCGCCGTGGTGTTCGTGATGCCGGTCACGCTGACACTCGCCGGCGGGCCGGGCACATTGCTCTTCGTCGCGAACGAGACCCACGGGCCCCACGCGCTCCAACCCGCCACGTTCTGTACGGCGATGCGGTACCAGTAGGTCGTGTTCGCGACGAGCCCGCTCATGAACGGAAGGCCGTAGCGACCGAGCGTGTTGACCGTCGCGTTGGCGTCCTGTGTCGTTGCGAACTGGTGACGGAGGTTGATGAGCGGCGCGCCTCCCGCGTCGCTCACGACCGGGAGCCCGGAGTACGCGGTCGTACTCGCGATGTCAGTGGCGCTGTAGCCGCTCGGAGCCGTGGGAACGTCGGCGAGAGTCTGGAGCGAGAGCGTGTCGCTCCAGTCGCTCCAGCCGATCGCATTCTGCACACGGTACCGGCTGTAGTAGTTGGTGTAGCGGGTGAGGCTGTTGAACGTGCGAGGGCTCGAGCCTGCCGTGCTCGTGATCACGCCCGTCGCGAACGAGGGATCGGGGCTGAGCTGGTGCTCTCGAGCCGTGATCCCAGCACCGACGTAGCTCGGCTCGGTAGTTGCGATCACGGCGCTGTTGTTCGTGACGCTGTTCAGCGTCGGAGTCGCGGGCTTGTCCGGGACGGTGTTGAGCAGGGTGACAGTGCGCTTCGGACCCTGTGCGCTGTAGCCGTCGCTGTTGTGGTTGTAGACCACGAACGTGACAGTGGATCCGCGGACCAGGCCGGTCCAGTTGTAGCTGGTGGCGTTCGCGGCGAGGGGGCGGTCGTCGTAGGGGCCGGTCGCGTTCGAGCCGTCGTAGCGCCGGAGGAGCACCTGGTCCGTGTTGGCGTGGCCGCGCGCACCGTTCGTCCAGGTCAGCTGAACGCTGTTGGTCGTGATATTGCTGGCCGTGGGAGCGCTCGCCGGGTACGGAACGAGCGGGATGCGCGGAAGCGCGATGTTCCCGCTGTAGCCCTCGAACACTCCGACGTTGTCCGGCATCTCGACGGCCATGCCGAACTGCATGGTCGCGTTGCCGTTGGCGTCGTGGTAGACGTCGAAGTTCCACTCATCCCGCCAACGCTGCGCGTTCGCGCCGTAGCCGCTGGGCAGGAAGTTGCTCCCCGCCCAGTGGCTTCCGCTGTGGCCGGTGTTGCTCCACCAGCGCTGCTCGCCGCTCTGGCCCCAGCTCGTCGCGGTGCTCGCGTTGCCCGCATTGTTGCAGCGGAGACGCGTCCGCACCCAGCTGTAGTTGGCGGTTGCAGCACTGTGCTGCACCCACTCGAACTCGAGGTAGAAGTTGACGTTCGGGCTGCTGCGCCCCCAACCGATCACATCAGCCATGCGTCACCTCCTACGTGTACTGGATGTAGATGTCGCCGTCCGAACCACCGGAGGGAGCGGCCGTGCCGCTCGTGATTCCGCGGAGCTCACCGACGCGAGGGACACGGGCGTTGTTGAGGACTCCGGCCGTCACGTCGGTCGCCGCGTTGACGCCGCCGGGCTGGAGAACCTGGCTGGTGTTCAGGAGCGCGACGGTGCCGAACATCGGCTTGCCCGCGATGTCGCCCCACTGGGGCGGGTAGTTGAGGCCCATGAGCTTGGCGCGCTCGGCGGGCGTCATCATGACCTTGGTGGCGCTGTCGACGATGATGTCGGCACTGATGCTCACCGGGTCGGCAGGCTCCCAGTCCCAGCCATCCGCGCCGTTCGCGGTGGGGACGTAGCCGTCCGGGATCCCGGTCGGGTCGATGCCGCCGCCTCCGCCTCCGCCGCCGGAGGGCTGGGCCCAGCCCACGGTGAAGTCTGTGGCGCTGCTCATCTTCGTGAGCACGGAGCCCTGGTTGCCGCCGGGCGGGATGAGGCGGTACTCCGGCACGAGCTGCGCGCCGGCGTCGATGCCGTCGAGCTTGGCCTTGTCGGCGTCGGTGAAGCTGGTGGTGCCGGGGGCGAGCGAGCCTCCGGCGTAGACGTTGATGCTCTTGGGGCCAGCCATGCTGACGATCAGCTGCTGCGCCGCGGGGTCGGTCCCGACGTAGACGTCACCGATGCTGGTGAGCTCGCCGTTCGCGAGAATCTGGACGACGCCCTTCACCATGACGAAGGAGTAGCCGTCCTTCTCGAAGACGATGACGTACGGGTACTCGCCCTGCGCGAGGTTCAGGTCTGCCGCCTGCAGGTCGAACCGCATCAGGCCGACCGGAGCGTCGACGAGGATCGCGTCGTCGTTGGTGATGAGGTTCGTCGTGTCAGAGGTGTCCGCCGGGTCGAACGGCGGCTTCTTCATGACGATGCGCGCAGTCGCACCGGTGATGTCCAGGGCACGACCAGACTGGTCCTGCACCCAGACATTGAACGAGAAGCTCTTCGCGGCCTCGAGCCGAAGAACTGTCTGCTCCTGCGGGGTGTTGCCGATGTAGGTCACGAGTCACTCCTCTCTGCGTAGATAGGGCTGGCACCGGGGGAACTCGGAAGCCCGGTGCCAGCCCTGTTCATCCTCCGACTCAGGCGGAGGGCTCGGGCGGTGGTGCGGATTCCGCACCGGCCTCGGGCGGTGCTCCACCCTCCGGTGCGCCGCCGCCACCGGCAGCTTCGGTCAGAGCCTCGATGGCGACGCCAGCGAGATCCTGGATCTGTGTGAGCACCTCGATCAGCTCTTCCATGATGTCACCTTCTCTCTAGAGAGGTGATGAGGCGGGTCCGGGGGAACCCGCCTCACCAACTCAGTTCACGCGCCGCCAGGTGACGCCGCCGTCGACGAGGGTCTCGCCGATGTCGATGCCGGTCGTTGCGGGCTGCGAGGCACCCGTCGTGCCGGCGGTGGAGACCGTGTAGGTCTGGCCGTTCGAGAAGGTGACCTTCTGGCCGACCGAGTACGCGGTCGTGTTGGCGCGAGCCGCCACGATCGGCGTCGGGTCGTCGTTCGGGAGGAGCGGGTTGCGGTGCGCAACGTCGCCGGTCTCCTGGACGGGCAGGCCCGTGTTGAGGGCGGTCGTGTTCTCGTAGCCCATGACCTGGTGGTACCACTCGGGGCGGGACAGCACCGTGTCGGCACCCGAGATCGGGTACGTGTTGGGCGAGACCGACTTCTGCGCGCGGGCCGCGGCGACCTGCGCAGCGACGTTCGTGAATGAGGTGTTCACGACCGCGAGGTTGGTCGGCGAGTTCGGCATGAAGAGCGGCACGATACCCTCCGACAGCTGGTCGATGGCCCAGGCGTCGTAGGAGAAGTCCTGCACGTACTCGGTGCCCTTGAAGCGAACGCCACCGTCCTGCTGGCGCTTCTCGGAGAAGTGCTCGTAGGTCTGGATCGCGTTCTTGTACGCCGCGAGGGCGACGACCTGGCGCAGCGTGCGGTTCGCCGTGGAGGTGTCGGCCACCGGGTCGACCACGAGGGACGAGTCGGTGAACACCTTCGGGAGCCACTCGGGGTGGATCTTGACGAGCTTCCACGAGCCCTTGAGGGTTCCGAGGTAGCCGTTCGCCTGCGCGCCGGAGATGTCTCCGTCACGGTAGAGCTTGAACGCGGACTCCGTGCCGGCGCCCTTCGAGATCAGCGCGTTGATGAAGACGAGCTCCAGCGCGGACGTGATCAGGAGGAACCGCTCGTTGTTGCCGAAGTTCGAGTCGAACCAGTTGTCCGAGAACGTCAGCGTGAGAGCGTCCAGCGTCTTGAGCGGGTCGGCGTCATCGAGGAACATGCCCTTGATGGTGGCGAAGCTCGGCTGGATCTGGTTGTCGTAGTCCTCGCCGGGCTCGGCGATCCACTTGTAGTCCGCCGCGTTTCCGGTGTTGGAGATGCGGTGGGCGTCCGCGGTCTGGGGGCCGACGGTGTCGACGCCCGCAACGCGGGGGACGAGCTTGCCGGTCATGTGACCCGAGATCGCGGCGAGGAGGCAGTACTTGTCGTGGTCACGGATGACCGTCGTCTGCATCTTGCGGCCGACGTACTCCTGCACGATGTTCTTGATGGGCGAGTAGCGGAGCTGCTCGTCGAACACCGTGAAGCCGAAGCTGCGGTGACGCGACATCGAGTACTCGCGCCAGAAGATCGGCGGGACGCCGTTCTTCCACTCGCCAGTGAACTCGCTGCCCTGGTAGTGGGTGGTCCCGATGCGGCCGATCTCGGCGTCGGTGATGTAGTCATCGACGCGGATGTCGGGGACGCGAATGGATCGCGCGTTCGGGTTGGGCTTGATCTCCGAGCCGGTGAACATACCGGCGATCGGAGACGAGATGCGAAGGTACGTGGCGAGTCCCTGCTGCCACTCGGTGAGCGAATCCTTCTGGACCGGTGCGACCATCTTGCATCCCCTCCTTTCGGTGTGTCTGCGGCCGGACTCCCCGGCACGCTCCTATTCTGCCTGGTAGAGACAGAAGTTCTAGAAGTTATACCTGTGTTTCAGCAGGTACAGACTCAGTTACAGCTTCTGGGATACCTAGGTGCTGCATGATGGCACCCATGCCCTGCCGCAGCAGGCTGATCTGTTCGCGCGTCTCGGCCTTCTCCTGCGTCTCGAGCTCGAGCTGCTGGGCCCGTGCGCCGTCGATCGCGTTGAGGCGCTCGTCGTACTGCTGCGCGAACTGCTGCTGCGCCGTGAGGGCGTCGCTCGGGCCTTCGCGGAAGAGGCGGCTCATGTCCGCGGAGTGAGCCGAGCCGCTGAGCTCGAGCTCTCGCTGCATGATGAACTCCAGGACGGCTGTTGCGTTCTGGAGCGCTTCCTGGTTGCCTGCAGCTGCGAGCGCCGGCATCATCTGGCTGAGCGGCACGAACATCTGGTTGAGGATCCGCAGCTGCTTCTCGTCCTCCATCTCGACGAGGGAGCCGGGGACCGTGCGGACGAAGTACTCCGTCGCCATCTCGTCGAACTCGACGTTGAGGCGGCCGTCCTTGTCGAAGTCGGCCTTGGCGATGACCTTGCCGGTCTCGTCCACGACATCCTCGATCTTGAGTCCGCCGTTGATCATCGCACGCCGGGCGTCCGCCGTGGGGACGATGTCGCTCACGGTGCCCTTGAGCTCGGCGAAGTAGACGGTGAGAGCGTAGCTGCAGTAGCGGGAGAAGAAGTTCTCGATCGCCTTCTGGTAGTTGTTGGTCGTGATGTCAACCATCGCCTGCTGGGCCTCGACGCCCTGCGGAGTCTGGCTCATGCCGGTCGAGCCGTTCATGCTGGCCATCTGCTGGTCCGCGGCGCCGAGCTGCTGGACCATGTTGCCCGCGTTCGCGGTGGCGATGCTGTTGTACTGCAGCAGCGTCTGGGTGCTGACCTCGAGCGGCTCGAGCTTCGCGTTCGGGTTGCTGATCGGGGTGAACTTGCCGGGCCCGAGGTTCGGCGTGGCGTTGATCGTGCCGTAGCCGATGATCGGCGGGTTGATGTTCCGGTACCACATCTTCATGGCTCCGTTGAGCATGAGGTCCTGGAACTCCTGGCGGCCGACGACCAGCTCGACCTGGCTCTTGCCGAGCGGCTGGTTGAGGTCCTTCTCCATGATGAGGAAGAACACGGGGTGGCGCTTGAGCGGATCCTTGTTCTTCTCGATGCGGAGCAGCATGCGCGTGCGCGCGTCCCACGTCAGGAACGGGTCTCCGTAGCTGTTGTAGTACGTGATGATCTCGTAGCCCTCGGGCATCGCGTGGTGCTTCGAGCTCTGGTGGTCGACGCTGTCGCGATCGCGCGCCGGCGGCGGGTTCTGGACGAGGGTCTTGAGCGCGTAGTGATCCCAGCCCTGGGTCTGATTGCGGATCAGCGCGTACGCGTCGGCCCGCGTGAGATAGCGCCGGACGAACACGACCTTCGCGTCCTTGATGTCCTTGACGCCGGGGTCGGGGAACACGTCCCTGTAGTAGATGTTGTCGTACTTCATGTTCCAGCCGCCCGCGGCGTCCTGCTGGAGGATGGGGACGACCGCATCGAACCCGAGCGTCAGACTGTTCTTCGCCGAGGCGTAGAGGTTCTGCTGCATGTCGTTCGAGTACAGGTCGTCCCCGATGATCTTGCTCTTGAGGATGTGCTGTGCGAAGACGCCCGCCGCTCCGTCATCGTCGAACTTGCTGATGACCTCGACGTTCGGCGTGTGCTGCACGAGGTTGCGAGCCATGCGCCGGACCATGCCCGCGACCTCGCCGGAGCTGACGTTCGGCAGGTCCGGCTTCTCGCTGATGACCTCAGCGTCGACGAGCTTGATGAGGTTGTCGTAGTTCTTGACCCGGATGTCCATCTCGCGCTTCGCGCGGTCGAACTGGTGGGTGATCTTCGACGCGCACTTGCTGACGTCGAAGTTGCCCACCGTCCCGGTGCGGTCGTTGAGGTCGTACCGGTCGTACCAGTCCTCGAACTTCTTGACCGGCTCGAACTCACTCACTGCCATTGCTTCAACCTGCCTCGTTCACTGGAGAACCGCTCACGTCTAATTGTAGCGCGGCGGAGGATCGGGTTGTCCACGTTCGTGAACGGGGTCTGACGCGCGTAGATCGCGTCGTTTCGCTCGGGGCCGTTGAGCTTGTAGGCGTAGCCGCCTCCGCCACCGCCGCCACCGCGGCTGTAGCCTCCGCCGCCGTAACGACGGCCGTAGCCGTAGCCACCACTGCCCTCGTTGTTGGCGGAGTAGCTCTTACCCATCGCGTCCTTCATAGCCTCTTCGATGCTCTTGCCGATCTCTTCCGGCGTCGGCACGTCCCAGCTCTCGTCAACCTTCTCGAGGCTGCGGAGGCCGGTGTTGATGCCGCGAGCGTCGTCGACGCTGTTGAGGGATCCATCGACGTTAAGACCCTGGTCTCCGCGCATGAAGCGGTTGACCGGAGCGAAGCCGAACATCGTGCTGAGGTTGTCACGCGCCACGCCGGTCGCCCACGGACGACCGTCCGGGCCGATGACGTAGGTCGTGTTCAGCTGGAGGTACTGCTCGCTCTGCTTGTACGGGATGATGTCGCCGTCGAAGAGGATGTCGCCGAAGCCCTTGACCTCCGGGTCGTCCTTCGGGCCGTACCAGATGTCGTACATCCGGCCCTTGGCGTCGAACTCGCTGAGCCCCATGTCGACGCCCTCCTGGATGATGGCAGTCATGAGGTTCGCCTGGATCGCCTCGCGGGTCTCCTTGGTGATGAACACGCCCTCCAGCGCCGCGGAGCCGGGCTGGACGCTGCCCTTCCAGATTCCGTGGATGACGGCCGCCGCACCGTTCTCGTTCAGGATCTCGCGGCCCATCGCGTCGTAGGTGCTGAGGATCAGGCCGGGGTCTCCGTCCACGGCGGCGGTGTCGTATCCGCCGCTCTGCTGGAAGAGGCCGGCGACCGCCGTGGCGGCGTCCTCGCCGGTGAGCTCGGCCTTGTCGAGCGTCCGGGTCTTCGGGACCATGTTGGTGCGGATCGTGCTGCCGCCGAGGCCGTTGCCCGAGAAGAGGCTGAACATCAGCGCGAGCGTGCCGCGGTTCTCCGTGAAGCCGTGGAGCGTCGCGTCCCACCAGTCGAAGCCCTTGCGGCCCTGCTGCACCTCGCCCGTGATCGGGTCGACGTAGTCCTCCAGCGCGTCGCTTGCGACGGGCTGGTCGAGGCGCGGCCGGATGATGTTGCCGTCCACGTCGGTCTTCGGCAGGATCCACGGGTCGCGGTCGTAGCGGTCGGCCTGCTGGTACAGCATGTTGACGAAGCTGTTCTCCAGCAGCATCCGCTCGTAGTACGCAACGCCGGTGAGCACCACGCCCCACGCGTCGAGGGTGGCGTCCAGGTTCTCCGCGCTCGCGGTGTCCGGCGCCGTCTCGAGCAGGCGGGCGAACGTGTCGCTCGCGTCGGTCCAGCTCGCGGTGTTCACGAGCGGCATCGAGCCGATCGCGTCCTGGAAGCCCCAGCCGATGTGACGCACGTCGCCGGTCTCCATGAAGCGCTCGAAGCCGAGGATCGGGCTGACGAACTGGCGGAGGATCCAGTGGACGTTCGCCATGCTCTGGCTGCTGTTCGTCTGGCTCGGGTCGGGGATCGAGAAGAGCCCGCCCATGCCGAACGGGAGCCAGTCGAGGTAGACGCTGTCCGCGTTGCGGAAGTCGTTGACGATGTCACGAGGGTCGTACACGATCTGCCCCGTCTGGTACATCATCGCCTTCCGGCGGCGACGCTCCTCCTCGTCGCCTCCGGTGAGGCCGAGGCCACCCGCGGCCATGCCGAGAGCGAAGAGGCTGGTGTGGGTGATCGCGCCCTGCAGCATGGCCTTGCTGAGGTCGAGACCCTCCAGCACGGTGCTCATGTCAAAGTTGACGTCGTCCCGGTTGTAGCCGTCGCCGGCCAGCCAGCTCTGGATGCCAGCCATCGGGTTCTTCCGACCGTTCAGGACGGTGGCGAGCATCGCCATCGGAGCCTGGAGGCCGGTGATGTTCGTCCCGACGTTGATCGCGTAGTTCGAGAAGATCAGCGGGATGCGGAGCCCGAGGTTCGCGAGCGTGTTGACCGCGAGGTTCGGGTGCTTGCTGAGCGGCTCGTAGATCCCGCTGATGAACTTGCTGACGGGCGTCGGCTTGAGCGAGCGGAGGTTCGCGATGCTCGCCAGGGCGGCGTCGTGAGCCGGGCGGATGTTGTCGTGGAGCCACGTCGGGTCGCTGACGAGGCTGCTGATGACCTTCTCGACGGAGACGACGGTCTCGGTCGGGTTGGCCGCGATCCACTGCAGCGCGCTCTCGATGTAGCGACGGCTCAGCACCGTTCCCTTGAGGCCCCAGGTCGGATCCTGCATGTAGCTTCCGGCACGAGCAAAGGCGCGGCTGCCACGCTCGATGATGCTGTTGCCACCCTTCTCGCGGTGGAACATCAGCTCGCTGTAGACCATGCCCTTGAACGCAGAGCGGCTGCCGAGGTCCTTGATGCCCTTGGTGATCGCGGCGCGCTGCTCGTCGGTGTAGACGCTCCACTTGCCGCCGCTGATCGCCGCCGCCGCGTTGCCTGCGACGCCGGTGCCCTGGCCGAGCAGGAGGTTGGTCGTGGTCTCGAGAGCGCCGCGGACGCCGAGCTCCATGCCGGCGGAGACCCACAGGAGCGGGTTCCACATGGCCATGCCGACGCGGAGGTCGGTCACGACGCGAACGAACGCGTTGGTCGTGGTCTGCTCCTCGCGCCACTGCGCGCCGTACTGGCGGAAGTTGCGGATGTTCGTCACCGCCGGGCTGGCGATGCCGCGCGTCTTCCGCCACGTCTTGCGGGCGGCCCGGCGCTTCTGGATCGCGCTCGTCGGCGGGAGCTTGCCCGCCCAGCGTGCGCCGACGCGCTGAGCGCCGAAGCGGTCGCCGATGCCGCGGTACGCCTGGTTGAGGATCTCCGTCTCGCCGACCGTCTGGTTGCGGAACGGGTCGAGGCTGACCACGAAGCGGCTGAGCTTCGGGTCGAACAGCTCGGCCTGGCGGAGGCTGTCTCGGCTGACCGGCAGGCCGACGAGGCTGTCCTCCTGGCCGATGTAACTGTGCAGCATCCCGTCCGTCGCGGTGAGGAACATCGCGTCGAACACGGCGTTGCGGGTCTCGCCGAGCGCGAGGGCCACGTCGATCCAGTCGTTCCAGCTGGAGACTCGAGCGTTGGTGTCGATCGAGGTCCGCGGAATGAAGCTGCCGCCGCGCTCGCTGGCGCGGTAGAGGATCGCCAGGTCGGAGTAGTGCATCATGGGCACCTCTCCGTCCGTGGTCGGGAGCCAGCCGTTGTCGATGTTCTGGCCGATCTCGCCGAGCGCGTCGATCGCGAGCGCGTAGGACACGCGGCCCTCGACGCCCTTCGGGTCGGTGTCCGCCGGCATCCCGAGCAGCTGGCGGACCCAGTAGTGGAGCAGGTACTCCTGCTCGTCGCGGAGTCCGAGCTTCCGGAGGATGGGACGAGCCTTCTCGTTCCAGTCCTTCAGGTTGCGGTTGTGCTCGCTCTTCGAGTAGCCCTTCTTCCAGGCGTCCTTGTCGATGAGCTGGCGGAACGTGCCCACCACGTCGCTCGCGATCGCGACGTACTCCTGCTCCGCCGGGTTCGGGAGGTTGCGCTGGCGCGTCGGGGGCTCCTCCGGGATGGAGCCGAGCAGGTCGTAGATGCTGGTGTCGGCGTCGAAGTCAACGATGCCCTCGCGGTTGAAGACGGCGTTCGCCTTGAGCGGCCCGCGCGTGAACGCGACCCGGCTGTCGAGCGCCATGCTCGCGACGTTCTGCGTGCTCTGGCTGACGCTCTGCGTCTCGCCGCGCTCGTGGGCCATCGCGTCGGTCGCGGGGTTGTCGCCCGAGGAGTAGACCTCGGCGACGGTGATCCAGCCGGTGCGGGTCTGGCTCGGGTCACCGGCGACCTGGCTGGTCACGGTGAAGTCCGGGTTGATGAGCCAGCCGTCCGTGGCGCTGCTCTTGCCGACCTGCGCGTTCAGCTTGTCGAGGAGCAGGCGCCGGGTCGGGTGCTCGAACGGCATGTGGTCGAAGAACTCGGTGTAGAGCGGAGCCATGAGCTGACTCTGCAGCCCGGACGACCGCGCGCCGGGGTGGTTGAAGCCACCCGAGCGGAGGACACGGGTGTACCGGGCACGGTCTGCCTTGGGAGCGGACGGGGCCATGAGGTACAGGATCGTGGCCTGCGCGATGCCGCTGAGCGCGGCGCGGCGCTCGGCGTCAGCCTCCGCGGAGAAGTCCGCCGCGGGGTCGAGGGCCGTCAGCCAGTCGGCGTCGGTCAGGTTCTCCTGGACGTGGTCGCTCAGCACCTCGTAGAGGTTCTGGTGGAACTGACCGTTCGCGCTGGCACGCTCGAGCTGCGTCACGTTCATGGTGGGGAGCGTGTCGCTGAGCTGCTGGAGGATGTTGCGCGTCCGCGTCACGGCCGCGGCGTAGCCCGCCGAGCCGGGCGTGCTGCCCGTGAAGAACTCCACGAGCTCCGGCTCGGTGTCGATGCCGTAGAGCGCGAAGGCCCAGCGGTGGTTGCTGACGCGGCCGGTCCAGGCGTTCTTGCTGTCCTGGCTGGCAGAGTCCGTCATGTAGTCGATGCCCCAGTTCTGGAAGAACCGGGCCTCGGGGAGCTTGATGTCGTTGCCGAGGGTGGTGACGACGTACTTCATGCCGCTGAGCTCGAGCTGCAGCTTGTTGCCGAAGTTCTTGAGCGGCACCCACATCTTGCTGCGGAGACCGTACTTGCCGTTCTTGCTGGTGCTCTCGATGCGACCCTCGTGGACGGTCGCTCCGGGCTGCCAGTCCGGCGAGTACACGGCGACGTTCATGTCGTCGACCTCGAGAGCCTTCTCGAGCTCCTTGCGGCTCGGAGCCTTGTTGCCGTGGCGGTACAGCAGCACCGCCCCGTCACGCTCGCGCCACAGCGGGACGATGTCACCGCGCTTCCAGTCGCCGGCGGGGAGGATGCTCGGGCTGTCCGGGCTGGCGTTCCAGCGGTCGATGAGCTTGTCGAGCGCGTCGGCGAACTCCTGGAGCTTCGCCTCGTCGCCCGCGACGCCGGCCTGCTTCGCGAGGTACTTGCGGCCCTCGCTCGTCTGGTACAGACCCTGGACCTGCGCCTTCACCTTGGCGACGCTCGTCGGCGAGGTGGGGGCGGCGAAGTCCTTGAACGGCAGGAGCGGGATCAGATCGATCTCGAGGCTCACGTCGCCGGAGATGTCCTGGTTCGCCTCGATCGCGGCGGCGCTGTTCTCGTCGAAGGTGTCCTTGACGGAGAAGATCAGCGCGCTGCCCGCCGCGCTCAGGCCGCGCTCCTCCAGCAGAGCGGAGTTGCGGGCGTTGACGTTCTGGAGACGGCTCTCCGGGCGAGTGCGCTCGAAGGTGACGGGGCTCGCCCCGATCGGCGCGTAGTCCGCGCTCTCCAGGATGAACGTCGCGAGGATCCGCTCCTCGCCGCGAGCGCCCGTGGCGCTGACGAGGTGGATGATCGCGCCGCGGTCCATCATCGCCTGGAGGCGGCTGAACGCCTTCTCCATGTCGCCGCGGAAGCTGGCGACGTCGACGACCACCACGTCGTCCGGCGCGAGGCTCATGGCGCTGTGGCCGGGGCGCTCGATGTCGGCCCAGCTGAGGACGCCGCCCGCGCGGCCGGGGCCCTGCGTCGCGTCCTCCCGGTAGATCCAGGCCATGCGGTTATCGCTGGCGCGCTCGGCGCCGGCCACCTCACCGAGGATCGCGCGCTTGAGGTCACGCTCTCCGACGGTCGGGTTCGGTACGAACGGAGCGCGGGTGTTGCCCCAGTTGAACGTGGCGAGACCGCGAGTCAGCGGGGCGGCGGCAAACTCGTACGCCTTGTCGCTGAGGTCCTTGAGGTCGCCGCGCTGCTTGCTCTCGAAGCGGGCCTGGTGGATCGCGTTGCGCTCCTCGCTGAGGACGCGGACGCCGCGCGCCCACTTGCTCTCGGTCGCCTCGTTCAGCGCCGGGGCGGGGACGAAGTGCGAGTGCGGGCGTCGCACGGCGGCGTACGTCTCGAGGATGCTGCGCTGCAGCCAGGTGCCGTCCGGGTTGACGGTCAGGGCACCCTTGATGTCTGCCAGGGCGCGCGGGCTGAACGTGCCGGTGAAGCGCGGGAACTGGCTGTAGTCGACCTCGGGGAGCTGAGCCATGACGGCGATCTCCGCCTGGTCGCGGCTGTCGCCGTAGAGGCGGCGGAGCACCGGGTCGCTCGGGATCCAGAGCTCGGCGTTCGTCAGCGGGAGCGGCTCGCCGGGGTTCCCGATCTGCCAGGCGATCACCTGGTCGGCGGTCCACAGAACGGGGCGGTCGCCCTCGAGCCCGCGCACGAAGTGGCTCATCTTGAGCTCCTTGTACACGGGGTTCCAGTTGATCGGGTCGAGCGGCCCGGTGCCGTTGTCCGCGCCGAGGAGCGCCTTCGTCTTGGTGCGGAGCACGCTCGCGAGGTTCGTGGCCCAGTCCATCTCCATGAGCGTCTGCTGCTCGCGGGAGAAGGTCGTGCTGAGCATGATCGCGAACGACCCGGTCTTGTTGGCCTGCAGCGCCTGCTGCTGCATGACCGGGCTGTTGCCGCCCGGTGCCACCCAGAACGCGGCGGGCAGGCTGGGAGCCACGTCGGCCGTGAGGTTCTGCTTGGCGAGACCCTCGAAGTAGACGTTGTTCGTCCAGCCGCCGGCGTTGGGCTGGGCGTCCGGGTGGAGGAACTCGATCTCGACCGAGACCTTCTCCGGATCGCCCTTGCCCACTGCCCAGCGGACAGCGTTCTGGATCTGCTGCAGCGTGACCGGCACGCCCTCGGTGTAGACGCCGTTCGGGTCGCCGTTCCAGCTCTGGCCGACCACCGGCTGCGGGTAGCTGCCGGGGCCGAGCACGAGCTCCTGGCCGTTCACGACCAGGCGGCGGACCCACCGGCCGTTGAGGCTGGCGAGCGGGCTCTGCGTGACGTTGCCGTTCGGCAGGGTCACGGGGATGCTCGTGTCGAGGACGTTGCCGCTGAGGAAGATGTCCGCGGTGAGCGGCGTCGTCTTCGAGTACAGCGAGTCGAGACCCTCACGAACGTGGGTGCGGGTCCACGCGGCGCTGAGGCCGGCGTTGCGAGCCGGGCCCATTCCGGCCATGCTGATCTGCGGCTCGGCACCGGAGCTCTTGAGACGCTCGGTCGCTTCCTGCTGAGCGCCGGGGAGGTCGGCGGTCCAGCGTCCGGTCTTGTCGGTGAACTGCAGGTCGAACACGCGGGCGGCGCTCTTCACGCTGCCCTTGTGCGTGCGCTGCGCGCGGGTGTGGAGCCGGGCGGCTGCGGTGACGAGGCCACCCGAGAGGAGCGGCTCGTACAGGTCGGCGAAGCTCGGATCCCAGTACTTGAGCATCGCGCGGCCGGCGGGCTTCCGGTAGTCCGGGAACACCGGCATCCCGAGCTCGTCGCTCGTGCTGACGCCGCTCGCGCGCTCTAGCGTGTCGCCGATGACGGCGCGGCTGACCATGACCCACTCGTCGGGCGTCAGGCGCGGGAGGCCGTCGCTGCCGATGATCATGGTGCCGTCCGCGTTCTGGAGCTTGCGGATGGCCTCGCGCGCCCACGGCGCCTTGTTGCCGAGGTTCGGGCGGACCTTGACGTAGCTGTTCAGGCGGTCGCGGCGGCTCGCGGCCGTCGCGGACGTCGGGTCGTACTCGAACATCGCCATGACGATCTGGAGCGGGTCCTCGCTGAGGGCCGCCTCCAGCATGTTCGCCTCGATCTCGCGGGCCGCGGCCGTGTCGGTCGCGCCCTCCTTGGAGAGGCGGGTGATCTCGAGGCGAGCCTCCGCGAGGCTGTTCTCGAGGCTGGTGCTGATCTCGCGCTCGATGTCGCTGGTGCCGAGGTCGAGCGCCCGACCGACGTAGCCCTTGTGGAGGCTCTCGCGAACGGCCTCGCGGAGCTCCTCCATGTCGGTGCCGGGGCGGCTGGCGATGTCACCCACGACCTTGAGCACCTCGGCGACGCCGCGGCTCACGTCGCGGTAGGCGCGCTGGGCGTCGGCGGTGTTCTGCTTGCTGACGGCGAGCGTCGTGCGGGTGAGGATCAGGTCGTTGATCAGCTGCGGGATGCCGTGGCGGACGGCGTCCTCGCCCTCCTGCACCGTGGCGGTGGCCTCGATGTAGGAGAGGTACTGGTCGGTGTTGTTCTTGCGGAACAGGCGGTCCAGGCTGCCGTTGTCGCTGAGCAGCTCCGCGAGGCTGTTGCCCACGAGGTACTGCGTGCTGATGTTCAGGCCGTCCGGGGTGGGCTCGATCACGCTCGGGAACAGCACGTTGCGGATGAACGTGCGAGCGGCGGGATCCTGCCAGTTGTCGATGATGAAGTTCTCGTCGAGACCGTCGAAGACGATCGGGACGCCGTCGTTGTCCATCACCGTGAGCTCGCCGCGGGCCGCGAGCTGCGGGCTGGCGGCCAGCGTCTCGAGGCTGCGCGCCGTCAGGCTGGCGCGGGTGACCTCGTAGTTAGTGGCGAACGAGTCCATCTGGCTGTCGCGGGCACCGATCGGGCGGGTGCCCGGCGTGACGCGGCCCTTGTCCGTCCGATACGCGCTGAACGTCAGGTACGCCTCGATCGCCTCGGCCTCGAGAGTCCGCGGGCCGAGGGCGCTGACCATGTTGCGGGCGGCGTCGATCGCGCCGCGGAGGCGCTGCAGGTACACGGCGTCCGCGGAACCCTCGACGGCGGTGCCGTTGCGCTCGGCGTCGCGGGCCCGGCTGAGCGCCTGCCAGATCGTGGCGTCGGCCACGTCGACGTTGCGCTCCTGCTCGATGCCCTTGACGAGGCGCTGCGTGCGCTGGAGCAGGGTCGACACGGCGTCGCGCTCGGTCGCGCCGTCGAGGATCTGGCTCCAGCCGCCGCCGACCTTGTCCGCGTCGAACTCGGCGGTGTCACGAACCCAGGCCACGACGGGCGGCTCGTCGCCGAGGAAGTGCTTGTTGACCTCGCGGATGAACTCCGCGACGCTCTGGCTCTCCGCCATGAGGCGGAGGAACTCACCCTTGCGCACGTCGGCGTCGGGCTCGAAGTTCAGCTGGTACAGGATCCGGTGGAACCGGTCGGTCAGCCGGTCGTACGCGCGGGCGTTCGCTCCGGTGTCGTCGACGTCGGTGCCGATCGCCTGGCCGTTGAACGTGAGGAGGATGAGGTTGCGGAGGATCGCGAGCTCAGCCTGCTCCGGCGGGAGCGTGAACGCGTCGGCCAGCCACGGAGCCATGAACAGCTCGGTCTGCCCGTTGGCGTTGGTCGAGGTGCGGAAGAACGCGGCTGCCGCGCGGTTCGGGATGAGCTCGAGAGCGGCCTGCGCCCAGTCCGGGGACTGCTGCATGACCTGGATCACGTTCTCGCGGGTGGGAGCCAGGTTCAGCTGGCGCAGCACGTCGTGGAACGCCTCGACGGTGCCGCGGATCTGCTTGCCCGTCTTGTCGCTGCGGGTCGCGATCTCGCCGCGGGGCGTGCCGGCGTCGGCTCCGCTCTCCTGCACGGTGAGCTTGTGGTTGCTCGCGTCCAGGATGCTGTCGACGACGGAGCGGTAGCGGCTGACCTCGCCCTTGTCGACCTCGGCGGTGCCGTAGGGGACGTTCGTCCCTTCCTTGCGGCCGAGGTACTCCGGCTCGGCGCGCAGGAGACGAGCCGTCTCGCGGCGACCACGGCTGGAGCGGTCGAAGTAGTTGTCCGCGTACTGCCCGACGGTGAGGTCGACACCGAGCCCGGCAGCCGAGGAGCCCAGGAGCTCGAACAGCGGGGTGGCGCGGTACACCTCGACGAACGCGGCGCCGGCGGTCTTGCTCCGCTTCCCGCCGGGGCGGGTCAGGCTGTCGAGCTTGTTGAGGCGGGCCTGGATCGTGGTGTCGCTGTCGAGCACCTCGCTGTACTTGATGCGCTCGAGGCGCACCTCCTCACGGAGCAGGCTCTGCGCGAGGGTGATCTGGCCGGGGTAGAACGTCCCGTCGCTGTCGACGTTCGGCACCTCGACGTTCGCGAGCACGGCCTCGGGCGTGAACGAGCCGTCTGCCTCGCGGCTGGCCTCGCTGATCGCGCGGATCTTCGCGGCGACGCGGCTGGTCACCTCGTCGGTGCTGCTCTTCGCCTCCATCTCGCTGGTGACCATGCCCTCGCCGAGCATGTTGAAGAAGCGGGTCAGCTCCGCGATCGGCAGGTTGTTGTCGGTCTCGGTCTGGAGGACATTGCTCCGGTACGAGGAGTAGCGGAGAGCCTGGAACAGGCGGAACATCTCGCTGCCGCGGAGGCGCTGCGCGAGGGTCTGGCCCTCGGTGGCGGCGGCGGCCATGCGGCGGGTGTTGATGTCGGCCGTCTGCTTCACCGGGGCGGCCATCTCGAGGTTCAGGGCCTTCGGCTTCTGCCGACCCGCCATCGCCCGGTTGAAGCTCTGGAGACCGCGCTGGATGACGTCGTCCATCCAGATCCAGTCGTTGCTGAGCTGGCTCAGGGAGCGGTCGGCGACCTCGCTGCCCATCTCGAGGCTCATGCGGTTGAGGAACTTCTCGCGAGCCTTCTGGTTGCCGGCGCGCAGGTCCGTCAGGAAGCTCTGGAGGATCTCCTCGAACTGCGGGAACATCGAGTAGCGGCTGCGGAGCGCGTCGGCGATCTGCTTCTCGACGGCACGCGCCGCGGACTGGAACGGACCCTTGGGGTCGCTGGCCCACGCGTCGCCGAGGAGCGTGAGGTAGCTCTCCTCGTAGTGGCGGGTGCCGATGTTGACCGTGCCGTTGACGTTGATGTAGCCGGCGCCCTGGCGCGCGGCGGTGAACGCCTCCTGATTGATGACGAGCCGCGCCTGCTGGCGGAGCTTGTCGCCGTCGAAGTCGCCGCCGAGCGGCTTGAGGATGCCGTGACCGACCTGGAGAACGTGGTCGCTGCCGTATTGGCTGAGGGATTCGCTCACGACGGGGATCAGCGCCTGGAACGAACCGACGTTGTCGATCGGGTCGCGGGTCAGGATCATCGTCGCGGCACGAGCACGCGCCATGCGGAGGTTGTCGTCGATCTGCTGGTTCGTCGTGGGGTCGACACCGTCAGGATCTGCGTTGAACCAGTTCGCGATGAGCTGGTTCGCGCGGACAACCTCCGCACGGCGGTCCTGGAGGTTCAGAGCGCTGGCGTAACGCTCCGCGCCGAGCGCGAGTGCCTGCTGCAGCTTCGCTCCCTCGCCGGCGGCGGCCTCCAGTGCAGCGCGCAGGGCGGGATCCTGCTCGCTGGTGGCCGCGATCTCGAGACCCTTGGCGTGCTCGCCGATGAGGTCCCGGACGCGGTTGATGCTCGCGGCGACCCCGTTGCCGGGGAAGTCCGCGTCGGTGTTCTGCGTGATGCGGAACGCGAGGTCCGTCTTCGGGGCCGCGTTCGCCATCTCCTGCGTCGCGCGAGCCATCGTCGCCTCGGCGTGCTTCTTCTCGGGAGCGTAGAAGTTCGCCGCGACGCTGATGGTCTGGTCGGCGCGGAGGTTCTGCTCCGCGACGGCGATGCCCTCCTGGATCTCCGGCGGAGCGGTGGTGGCGGCGCGACGCTGGATGTCGCTCATCTTGTTCCACTCAGCGTCCGTGTAGGGCTTGAGCGCTCCGTTGCTGCTGGCCACGCGAACGCGGTCGGCCGTCATGCGGATGCGCTGCTCCTGGCTCGCGCCCTGCAGGTTTGCGGCCATGCCCATGCCGGTACCCATGAGGCCACCGGTCAGAGCGTTGACGCCGACCTCGGCCCAGTCGATGTCCGCGTTGTGGCTGACCGGCTCGAGGATGGCCTGGATGCCTTCCTCGTAGCCCTCACCCATCGCGTTGACGAGGACGCCGACGTACGGGCGGGCCCCGTTCTGGAGGCTCTGCGTCATCCGATAGATGTCGTCGGCCGCGGTGAACCCGACCTGCGTCGCCTTGTTCCCGGCCCGCACCATCATCGATGCGCTCAGGCCGGTGAGGAACTCGCTCGGCGCGAAGATGCCCATGTTGATGGTGCGCTTCGTCGCCTGGCCCGCCTCGTTCAGCGTGTAGGTCCAGCCGCCCGTCTGCACCTTGGTGCTCGTGTTGGAGGCGACGCTCGCTCCGTTGCCGAACAGGCGCTTCGCGTCGTCGGCCGCCTTGAACAGGGCACTCGTGCCACCAAGCTGGACGGCGTTCATGCCGACGTTCGCGAGACCGGCGAAGCCGCTCACGACGTCGAGCTCACCCTCGTCGTTCGTCCAGGTCTGGTCGAACCCGCCGCGGGTCTCGTCGAAGGTCTGGCCGCCCATGCTGGCGTAGCTGCCGACCTGACCGGCGACCGTGCCGCCCATCGTCAGCTTGAACGCCGTGAGACCGGCCTTGCTGCCGAAGGTGCCGAGGCTGTCGGGCACGATGCTCGCGAAGTTCGCGAGGTCCCAGCCCCAGGCCCGTGTGCTCTCGCCGGTCACGGGGTCGGTCGCGTACCACTCGGTCTTGCTGTCGCCGGCGGTGCCCTCGATGTTGTCGTAGAGGCCGCGGGTCAGGTTCCCGAGCGGGGAGAGCTGACGCCCGGCGAGCGCCGACCACTGGTAGGCGGCCTGGCTCGCGGCGGCGAAGCCGTTGCCCTGCTCGTTCGCCATCTCGGTCTGGACGCTGGCTCGAGCCGCGCCCTCGATGATCTCGTCGCGGTTCAGCCAGGAGCTGACGCCACCGACGATCGAGCCGATGATCGCACCGGCCGTACCGACGATCGCGGTACCGACGCCGGGGAGGACGGAACCGACGGCTGCACCAGCACCGAAACCGGTGGCGGCACCACCGACGATACCGGAACCGACGACGGCCGCGTCGTCCACGAAGTTGTCGGGGTCGGCCCACTCCTGTAGGCGGCCCTCGGTGCGGCTCTGGTAGAGCTGCGCGCCGACACCCTTCTCGGCGTCGATGCTCGCCTGCTTGCGGACCCGCTCGACCTCGGCCTGCAGCTGCTGCGGCGTCTTCGCCTCGGCGAACACCTTGTTGTCGAGGGTCAGGCGGCCCATGATCCAGTCGGCGCCCTGCTGGTCGTAGGTCGTGCCGTCGTACAGGTTGCCCTGCTTCACGCCGTTCTGGTAGATGTCGCCGAACTTGTAGTCTTCGTGCTTGTCGTTCTGGCTCTTCTGGTCGCGCGTGACCACGCCGGTGAAGTCGTCGCGGTCGTAGAGGTTGAAGAGGTTGCCGCTCTTCGTCGCCTCGTCGATCTGCTCGAAGTACTTCTGGTAGAACGGCGTGTTCCAGCTGTTCTCGATGTCCTCGATGTTGCCGCCGGTTCCCCAGGCAACGTTGCCCTTCGTGGCGCCGGCGGGGACAGCGGCCCCTCGCTCAGCCGCACCGGCGCGCCAGCCCTGGTCGACCGGCATCTGCTCGGCGGGCTGGTTCGCGGGGCCGTTCTTCGCGAGGTTCTGGTTGTACCCCGCGGGGGCCGCAACAGCAGCTCCGCTCTGTGCTGCCCTGTCGCGCCACGATCCGGCCACTTGTACTCCTCGACTGCCCGCTACAACCTGAACGACACTCATCATACCATGAACGGTCGGAATCCGGAGATCCTCGAGTTGAGACCCCTGAGTCGGTCCCGAATCGGTGCGTGGAGCCGAGTGACGAGTCGTTTCCGGTCGAGGAGTCCTGTGTCGAGTGCCGATCGTTCGGATTTGATCGGTGACGCTTGCCTTGTCTCGCATAGGGGGTTACGGGGGGTTTCCGGTTTTGCGGGAACTTTTCTGAGCACTTCCATTAATAATACTAAAACAACATAAACAATCATATACCCCCCTATATATATGTATATATTAGGGCTTGTCTTGTGAATTTGTGAATCGAGTGTATCAGGTGTTACGTTTGGTTTCAATTTTTGGATCAAGTTAGGAGAATCTCATGTTCAGTCCTTCCGGCTACCAGCCTCAGTCGTTCGTCGAATCCATCGTGGCTTCGCGTCTCGGTGTCAACTCGGTCAATCCGATCGAGGCATCCGTCGCCCAGTCTCTGGAAACGGAGAACCAGCAGAACCGCATCGGGATCGTCAAGGCCATCAAGGACTTGGAGACCCAGCACAGCCTCACCGAGGCTGAGAAAGAATGGATCATGAACGGCAACCGTGCATCACGTCGTTAACCATTCACAGAGCTAGTCTAGCCTTTGGCTAGGCTATCTCTTTTATCTAGCTGTTTCACTATTTTTTATCATCACCTGTGCATTAACGAGCAATCGACCAGTCCAATCCAACTATTCTAGTCGTGTGACGCTTGCGCTCAGGTTACTGAGCGACCGATCAAGCATCACACGATTTGCGCAGGGATGTTGTTTTAGTTAGTGGAACAGCACATTAGCTCAGAGGCCGTTCCCAGAACGGCCAATATCAAAGCGCTACCGCATTCAGATTGTTTATGTTGTTGGCCTCGCTCCTTCGTCGTTCCTCCTCTCTCGCTCGGCAAGCCAGGGAGAAGGGCACGGCAACAGGTCGTTACGACCCTTTTCGTTCCGCCGCAGGGAAGTCGTAGGCGCCGCACGAGTGCGGAAGGTAACGGTTTTCCGTTACCTACCGTTACCCGAATTGTTACCTCCAACTCCATGTCTCGTATGGGAAGGAGGGGAGGTAACGTAGGTAACGTCTAATTTCTCAAAAGTTTGCGGGTGAATACAAAAGCTTTTGGCCCATTTTTTCGTTACCTCCGTTACCTTGCTCTCCTCTCCATGTCCCGTAAGGGCACGCTAGGTAACGATCAAGGTAACGATTTCCACAAGGTAACGGCGTTACCTACCCGTTACCTCCAGTCCTGCCTCGGCGTGCGCTGCACGCTGTGAGCTGCTGCTCACCACGGGCTGCTGCCCGCTACGGGTGGCTACCCGCCTTCCGAAAGTAACTACTTTTGGAGAAGGGACTGGGGGAAAGTTCCAATCTAGGATTGGATTGGGGAATTCAATCTACAAATTCTGGGGATACTAGAGAGGGGCCGCTTCTGGGGAGCGGCCTCTACTCTGTCACAAACCATCAACAAGAAAGGGCAAGGCGTATGCGATACAACAACACGCGACGTAAGGCTGCCAAAGACACTCCCGCACAGGTGCAGGCACGAGTTCTCTCGAGCATCATCACCTACCTGCAGCGTCATGGTTGCACCTACATCACAGACGGAAACAGCGCGCTCACCATCTCCCGTCCAAACGGGGGAGAGAGCAAGCTCAGCTTCCGTGCGTACTACGGCAACGAAGAAGCCGCGTACGTCCTCGTGGAGATCGTCATCGACGGTCGACGCACTGTCTCGGGCGAGCGCTCGAGCACACAGAGACTGTTCAACCACTCCCACTCGCTCGTGAACGAGTGGGCCGCAAGCATCGGAGTGTCATCATGACCACCACCAGCAAGATCAACACCGCCTTCGGCATGGGCATGCTCACGGGCGGCATCATCGTCATCCTCATGTTCATGTTCCTCGTCGTCGCAGGCGACAAGGCCGCAGCAGACGACACCGTCCGCTGCGATCAGTACGTGGCTCCGGCCATCTGCAACACCGAGAACCCGCCTCACCTCTTCACGCCGGCGCCTGAGAAGGCACCGAACTGCGTGGAGAAGGAGGAGATCGGGCACTGCTCCGAGCTCCTGGCTCAGACCGGGCAGGGCAACAACCTCCACCTGGTCGCTACCGGCCTGATCATCGTGGCTCTCGGCAGCATCATCACCATCAGCGTGATCTGGATGCGACACGCAGCCAGCAAGCGGGAGGGCAGCGATGCCTGAGAAGCGCAAGCTCACTCGCAACGACATCAAGACGTTCGACGGCGCCGCGACCTCGCTCATCCTCGAGATGGGCGAGGCCGGCTGGACAGGTCACCTGACCAGCGACGGGATGCATGCTCGCATGTACAGCCCGGACGGCCTGCTGCAGTTCACTGTCAGCCGCAACACCTATCGCAAGCAGGCAATGGCGAACGATCGCCTCGCCTTCGAGCGCTGGCGTGACGCGCAACCGAAGAAGAAGCCGGCACAGCAGAGTACGAAGGTCCAGTGCCCTCGTCCCGGCTGCGGCAAGTGGTACGTCGACCTCGACGCTCTCAACGACCACATCAACGTGGACCACGAGAACCTGTTCAAGTGTCCCGACTGTCACTACGCTCATCGGCTCAAGCGAGCCGTGGCTCTGCACCGTGCTCAGAAGCACGGCTACGAGAGTCCCGGCAAGGCACGCCGCAAAGAGCTCGAGGCACAGCGCAAGCACCAGCCCGAGCCTGCCACCGATGAGGAGGTCTTCAACGACTACGCCGAGAGCTGGCAGCACCACGACCTCGGGCAGGTGCAGATCATGGACGAGCGAGAGATCCTCTCGATCGAGCCGACCACACTCAAGAGACTCAGCGCCGAGGAGTTCGCTCCGCCGGCGCTCGAGCAGAACGAGTGGCGTGACGTTCCTATCAAGGACATCCTCGGCATGAGCGTCAGCGACCTCATGTACGCGTACAAGGCTGTCGGGCTCGAGCTCCGACTGCAGGTGCGATGAAGGTCAAGGCCCTGTTGGCGGTGCTGCTGCTTCTCGTTCTCACGGGATGCAGCAGCATCAGCCAGGGCTACGTCACAGGGAAGGAACACCAGCCCGGCTTCTACTACTTCGTGCAGCAGTGCGTTGGCTACAACACCAACGGGACCTGCCGACAGTGGATGCCGGTTCAGATGTACCAACCCGAACGCTGGATCCTCCACCTCCAAGAGGACGAGGACACAGGCTGGGTGAATGTCACCGTCGAGGTGTACGATGAGTACGACGTTGGTGACTACTACCCTGAGTGACATGGGCACAGCGCCCACCTAAGCTCCCTGCCCGTGACGTGTGTACACCGTCACGGGCAGGTGAGCACCACAGATTTCCGTTGGTAGCGGGAACGGGGAAGTCACACCTCCTCGTAGGCTAGCTGAGAGGCGAAACCAAAGGTGAGCGGCAACAGCATGCTGGAAATCACTCGAAGACAGTACGGACAATACACGATGAGATCCAATCTTCCCTTGTGAAGACACTGGTTCGATAGGCGGTGAGTCCCGAAATCCGGGTGTGGGCCTATCCAAGCCTCATGTGTGCCTGTCTTCGTGCAGGACGTTGCTGTGGGATATCGGAAAGAAGCTGGGTGTTCTCATGGAGAGTACGGTTCTGAATACCCTCTTGCTCGGGATGACATCCGGGCCGAGGGAGCTACAAGATTCCAGTCGGGGCGTACTCGTTCTGGTAGGGCTCTAGTGCAGAAGTGAAGTGACCAGCCTCAACGCGTGATTGCAAGCACAGAGTTGAGCGGATCCTCGGGAGAAGTAACCAAGTGAACACAACGAGAGGGCTGGACCAGGCAAAGCGTTCAGCCCTCTCAGTGTTCAAGCTACCAACGAGTTAGACCCCAGTCTCACACGGACCCGTGTGATACTGGAGATGAGGCAATCGCCTCGACCATCACACAACAAGGAGAAGACAACATGGCTGCAGCCAAGAAGTCCACCGAGTCCAAGGCCACCGTCGAGGAGACGAAGACCGAGGAGAAGAAGCCCGTCACCCCGCGTGAGGACCCGATCGCTCGCGCTCAGCGCCAGCTCCAGGAGACGATCGAGAAGCAGCGCAAGGTCGCCGCGGATCAGCTCGAGAAGGCGCGCGAGGACCTCGCCGCCAGCGAGCGCAACGTCGCCAAGGCCGTGCGTGTGCGTGACGAGCGCAAGGCGCGCGTCGACCGCCTCGAGGCCCACGCCCAGGGCAACGCCGCCGCCAACTACGCCGCCGCCCTCGGCTCCACCGAGGTGCCGGTGTACGACGGCTCCGACGAGAGCCCGGCCGAGGCCGACGCTCGCGAGGACAACGACGAGTCCTGATGTCGGCGCTCATCGACGCCAGCTCGGCGATCGATGAGGTCAGCAAGATCGTAGCAGCGCTCCCGGTGTACATCGCCGGGAGCGCTGCTGCGTCTGCTCAGCCTCACGCTCCGAGCACAACGGCATACGACGACATCGACCTGTTCTTCGCAAGCGAGAGCGGGGTCGTGGCAGGAGTTCAGCGCTTCATCGACGCCGGCTACACACTCGATCCTCGACACGAGCGAGTGTGGCACCGCTGGATGAAGATGGGGCTGGGCAAGTGGCACACTCACAGCATCAAGCTCAGCAAGGGCAGCATCGACGTCAACTGCGTCTTCAAGATCGTGGACGGTCACCCGACCACGAGCGCAGCACAGGTCATCGAGAGCTTCGACTTCGGTCTGCTCGCTCACGCGTTCGACTGTGAGCTCATGGTCTGGCGGGACATGCGAAGCTACATGTTCCCTCAGATCGCAGACCTCGACGGAGCACTGCCGCTCCTCCCGCTCCGGCGAGAGGCGTGGGTCGGTGGCTTCATCAGCCAGTACCAGGGGCTCCGAGAGATCGGGCGCTACATCAAGTACCTGGACTACGGCTGGGACCTGAGTCTCGTCAAGCCGGACCTGATCACCGGCTACTGGAGCGTCTCGAACTACCTCACCAACCGTGGTGGGGCAGAGCGAGAAGCTCTCGGCAAGATCTACGAGACGCTCGCCATCAACCTCGAGGACGACGACTTCACGTCGTTGCGTGACGCATCCAAGGAGATCCTCTTCATGGATGACCTCGACAAGATCATGGAGGCGCTGCAATGAGCAAGGGCCCTGACCCGAGTCGGGACGAGCTCCTGAACATGGCAAGCGAGGAGTTCCAAGAGCTCCTCAACAGTCCGCCACCATCACCGATCATCCGCAACCCGCAGGCGAGCTCGAGCAGGTCGTTCAGCCAGCAGCAGGATCTGATGAACAGGATGTTCAACGATCAGCGGGTCAACCCGATCCCGGACAACTCGTTCTTCGAGAACATGGAAGGTCGGCCGCGCCGCAAGGCACGGAGCAACCAACACTGGGTCAAGATCATGGGGCTGTTCAACCCGTTCTCGGTACATCGAGCCTTCAAGAAGCAGCTCGACGAGAACCAGACGATGTTCGACGGAGGGGTGGAACACATCCTCATTCCGAAGCACATCGCTGAGGCTGTCGTGCAGTTCCTGCAGGTGCTCGCCGAGGTCGGTGTACCCGAGGAGGCACGCACGCCGCTCTCGACCCCCGAGCTCAACAGCCTGCTTCAGCAGGTCAACGGCTACATGCGGAGCAACCGTCAGCCGGCCGGAGAGGTCCAGCACTACATGGGCCTGGCGCCGGGGGAGATGCCTCGTCGTGTCAACGAGGGTATCGTCACTGCCCTCAGCTACCTCGGGATGTTGCCTGATGCGGGCAACTGAGCACGTCGCCAACACCGGAAGGGAGGTCATCACATGGCTCGCGACGACCACAGGATTCAGTGTCCTGCTCGAACAGATGCGACGGAGAAGTGTCGCTGCACGGAGATCGAAGACGCTGAGCTCGCAGCAGCGTCTCGTCCAACGGCAGCTCAACAGATCCGAGCCGCACGCCTGAACGGCGACATCGAAGGGAAGTTCTGGGCGTACTGAAGGAGTAGGCAGTGTTCATACTGGCTCACTCAAGAAGACGTCCCGAAGGCAGCAGCGAACGGCCTACACAAGGTCATCTTCTGCTGCCCGGTCTGCAGTCAGGATCACGCGTTCTTCAACAACGAGAACATCCCTGACTTCCCACTCGCTGCATGAGAACCACAACTGAATAGTCCATCACATTTGTCACTCGTACAACTCCCTACACACGCAGCCTGGGTGGCCCGTGGTAGAATAGGAGGAGTGACGGAGGTCACCCGAACTCGAAACCACTCAACAAGGAAGGACATCATGTCCGCGTTCACCACCACCACGCTCACCCAGAACCGCGTCCTCGTGGACGGCACCGACCGCTTCGGCGTCACCGACCGCAAGGTCCTCGACGCCACCGAGTACAACGAGCTGTTCGCTGCCGACCAGCACTCGGCCGCACACGAGGCGTTCGACGCCGCGGTGCGCGAGTTCTACGCGCCGCTCACCGCCGCCGTCGAGGAGTTCGAGGCCGCTCACGCCGCCGAGGAGGACGACCTCTTCGAGATCGTCGTCCAGGAGGAGGTCGCCCCGACCCTCGGTCAGCCGGAGATCCGTCGCCGCCTCGGCCGCGACACGGTCATCCTGCGTCTGATCGACCAGGGCGAGGAGGACCGCCTCATCTGGATCAAGGGCGAGCTCGAGATCACCGCCGCCGGCGCCGTCACCTCGCCGATCGACGAGACCACGGAGTCCACGGACTCCGAGCCCGTCGTCGACGAGCCCACGGCCTGACGCACTGAGGGCCAGTCACTCCGGTGGCTGGCCCTCACCGTCTCTACAACTCCATCACGGCAATGTCGCTCGACCCTAACGTCACGCAGGTGCTCAGCGAATTCATTCAGATCGAGTGGGCCACAGACCTCTCCCGAGGCATCGTCGTCCTTCGGGATGTCCGAACCGGGTACGAGTTCACGGGCACGATCAAGTGGATCAACGGCATCGACGACAACTACATCCGCAACTGGATCAAGAAACGGTTGCGTGAACAACCTGAATCCGACCTGCAGTCTCCCGCCACAGGGGGAAAGGAACCTACCATGCTCGAAGAGCTCATCAAGATGTACAACGCGGCGATGATCATGGAGAACACCTCCGTCGTCCCGCACTTCGTCGGTCCTCCCGGAACCGGCAAGAGCACGATCGCCAAGCTCCTCGCGAAGAACGCGGGAGTCAACCTCCACGTCATCAACGTCAGCCGCATCTCGCCTCTCGAGATCGAGGGCGTTCAGATGCCGCACGGTGAGGGCGAGGAGCAGCACCTCAAGCTGCTGCTCAACACGCTGTGGACCAGCCTCAAGGAGGGAGACGTCGTTCTGTTCGACGAGTTCCTCCGCGGATTCCCGGAGGTCTACAACGGTCTGCTGGACATCATGACCGATCGCACGGTCGCCGGCTTCAAGCTCCCGAAGGTGTTCTTCCTCGCTGCCTCCAACAGCGTGGCCACCTACGACAAGGCGCTCGAGGACCGGCTGCTCCACATCTTCGTCCCGGACCTGCGGAGCAGCATGCCTGCCCGCACCGAGGCGAAGAAGCGTCTTGCCGCCGAGATCGGGCTTCACCCCGATGTCGTCAAGAGTCAGGAGATGGATGAGGTGTTCACGCAGGATGTCCTGCCGACGTACCTCATGCTCGACTACTTCCAGGGCAAGGCGGCCATCGGTCAGATCGCGAGTGTGCAGGGCAAGAGCCTCCGCAACCTCGTGGGTCAGGCGCACATGCGCATCATCCAGAGCCAGGCGCTCAAGGGTCTGATCGCACTCAACAACCAGCTCTCGATCGCACAGCGGAAGTTCCAGTTCGTCGTGCTGGTCGACGGGAAGAACGTCGACCCCAACTACGTGACAGCCGCGAGGAAGCTGCTCGGCAACCCCAAGCTGTCCGAGGTGCAGGAACGAAACCTGCGTCTCAACCTCGACCTCATCGAGATCGAGGAAGCCATGAAGGAAGAGATCCCTACTCAGGAAGGAGTGGAGAATGACGACGTCGAGCTCTGAGGTCCGCAAGGCCCTCACGCCGTTCGAGTACAACGGTCGCCGTGCCTCGTGGGCTGCGCTCAAGCGCCACCTGCCGGACATCGAGACCGCGCTGTTCTTCGCCAAGGCAACCAAGATGCCGTGGGAGAAGACCAACGAGCTGCTCGAGGGTCTGTTCAAGAGCACCGTGCTCGAGGCTCTGCGTGACGGCCAGCACTCCACCACGCTCCAGGACTACCTCGTCGAGGTGGCTCCGCCGGAGGTGGTGAAGCAGGTTCGTGCCGCGGACTACGTTCCGAACGTGCCGCACGGCGAGATCCTGCCCGCCATGTGGGACGCGATGGAGCTCCAGGTCGCGGCCAGCATCGCCGAGGTCGTGGACAAGCTGAGCGGGGTGCTGGACAGCCTGCCCGGTACACAGGGTCAGATGGGCTTCGCTCACCTGATGCAGCTCAACAAGCGCCGCCCCACCATCGGGGACTACCGGGCGCGCATCTCGCACCAGCACGGTGGCAAGAACCTCGTGGTCCTCGACGTGTCGGGGTCCATGAGCGAGCAGACCGTGCGCACCATCGCCGGCGACTGCGTCGCGCTCGCGTACAAGGCCAACGCCGCGTTCGCGATCGTCAGCGACACCGCGAAGTACTGGGATCCCGGTACGTTCGGTGTCGACGACGTGCTGCAGGCCGCCGAGTACGGTGGCACGCACTACGAGACGCTCGCACCGCTCTTCGACCGGACCAGCTGGGACGTGGTCGTCAGCATCGCTGACTACGACTCCTCCAGCTCGGCGAAGCAGTGGGTTCGTGAGAACTCCAGCGGCACGATCGAGAAGCTGCTTGACCTGTCTCTCGTCAACAAGCCCACGTTCCTCGCCGAGGTGCTGGGTCAGCTGGCGAAGAGCGTCGAGCCGCTGCTCGTCGGCAACAGCCAGTACGTGCTGGGTTCCAGCCGGTACTGGTAAGACACTCGAGGGTGGACAGTCTCCTGGTCCACTGTCCACCCTCGGGTTCCGGTTTCACCGGAAAAATTTTCGCGGACCAGGACGAAACACGAATCACACAAGGAGAACACATGGCTACCGCCACGAAGAACCCGAAGCAGGTCACCATCAAGGGTCGCCTGTCCTTCCCGCGCTTCACGCACAAGGAAGCGGTCGCGGCCAACGACAAGAGCAAGTTCAAGAAGGCCGACCCGAACGAGGTCTCGAGCGAGTTCAACCTGCTGATCGAGCAGGACCAGCTGGACAAGCTCAAGGACCACATCCTGAACGTGATGATCCCGTACATCGAGGAGCAGAACGCGAAGAAGGAGAAGCGGGACTCGCTGTCGCCGAAGCTCATCCAGAAGATCAAGGACAAGATCACCGCTGAGGACTGGGACGGCTCGCCGTTCCTGCCGATGAAGCCGGTCTCCGAGAAGAACCTGGAGTCGGCGCCGGAGTCGGTCGCGTCCGTCAAGATCACCGGCCCGAAGGGTGCGGACATCACGCTCAAGGCTCGCGTCGAGGACGAGAGCCAGCTCGTGATCCCGGACCCGGACATCCTGTCCTGGCCGACGATCGTTCCGATCGACAAGAGCGTCTTCCAGCCGTACGCCGGCGCGTACTTCGCTGCGACGCTGAACCTGTTCGCGTTCGAGAGCTCGAGCACGATCAACGGCATCTCGGCCGGTGCGAACACGGCTGTCTACCTCGGCAACCTCGAGGGCGCGCGCTTCGGCGGCGGCGTCGACGTGGACGAGGAAGACATCTTCATGGACTGACGTCCACCACACGAGGGGTCGGCCACCCGGCCGGCCCCTCTCCTCTCAAGAGAAAGGTGATCCGCATGAGGATCAGACTCACCTACCACGATCAAAACGGCAGCCTCGTCACGAGCGAGTACACGCTCAAGGACTTCATGGAGTGGCTGGAGACGTGGCCTGACTACGTCGCACCCACCTCGTTCCACGCAGAGCGTCTGCCGTGAAGATCGACTGCGGTATCTGCGGCGCAGAGGACAAGGTCTGGGCTACGAAGAAGACGCTCTCCGGTCAGGCTGTGTTCGAGACTCTCGAGGTCGGACGCAACTACGTCGAGTGCCGTGGCTGCAAGCAACAGGGCTACGTCGATCTCGACGTGACCTGTGCGAACTGTCACGGCAACGACCTCTGGCGCTGGCCGAACAGGAGCATGGACACGAACACCCGGCGCTGGTTCTGCCGTGACTGTCACCACGTCACCGAGTGTCACAACGAGGCCGTGATGTACCAGTCCGACACGGCCCTGCCCACGGTGCAGAGCCGTGGCCGGACCACACCGAACTGCCAGACCTGCTCTGCGCCGACGGTCATGCGCGATTACTATCGCATGGTCGAGGCAAGGTGCAAGGGGCCCACGGCTCACGAGCAGACGTACCCGCTGCACAAGCAGAAGCGGGCCGACATCAAGAAGAAGGGAGATCCCGCTGTGAACAGCACCACGTTCGTCGGTACGAATGGCAACATCACGTACAACATGACGACCACCACCAACACCAACACCGCCGGCTGGACGCCGCGGGTGCGCTCCTTCCAGGAGATCCTCGCACAGAAGATCAACAAGGTCATGCACGACACAGGATGCTCGGCTCACGTCGCTGAGATGGTCGTCCGCAACGAGATGGAGGCGCTGGATGACGAAGCGATTCTCTGCATCTAGTGCCGCACAGCTCATGCAGTGCCCTGGCTCTGCCAACCTCGAGCTCGCGATCCCCGGTTACGTGGAGCCCAAGCGAGACGAGATGGCTGGAGCCAAGGGCGTGGGCACGCGCCTGCACGACTCGTTCCGGCAGCTCGCACACTGGGACACGGTCGACCTGAGCACTCTGGTCACGGTCATGTACCACTACCGCCAGCTCGGCTGGAGGAAACGTCGGTCCCTCATGGAGGACATCACCGACAGTGAGACGTGGCTGTGGATCAGGCAGTACGTTCAGACGGACGACATGACCATCTCCAAGATCCTCAGCTGGATGGAGGAGCTGGACAAGGACGAGCGCCTGCCTCCGCAGATGCTGATCTACGTTCAGCAGACGATCGAGGAACTCGAGACCCTGCTGCTCGACACGAGGGCTGACTTCTACCAGATCATCGAGGAGCGCAGCATCGAGTGTACCTGGCTGAAGAGCTCACCGCTCACGACGCCGGACCTCGTGATCGCTGCGAACAAGCGGCTGGTCATCGTCGACTACAAGACCGGGAAGATCCCCGTGTCTCCGGTCGCCAACGATCAGCTGATGTTCTACGCCGTGAGTGCGCTGTACCAGTACGTCATCCCGCAGGACCGTAACCCGGACCTCGTGATCGATATGATGATCTGGCAGCCAGGTCACTTCGAGAGCTGGACGACGGACCTCGCAACGCTGGAGGCATGGAAGGCCGAGGCTCTCGCCGCGGACCTCCGTGTCATCAACAAGGACCTGACGCTCCGGCCTGGCTCGAGCTGCACGTTCTGTCCTGCCAACCCGCACAGCCGTGGGGACAAGGCACCACCGTACTGCCCGGCTCAGATGAGCCTGCTGTACCCGAACAACACAGATGAGGAGGCGGTGCTCGACCTATGAGTACATCGTTCGATCCACGACAGCCGAGCCCGATTCAGGGCGTGATCGGTCTCGACTTCGAGACCTTCGGTGCTGTCAACCTCCCGAAGCACGGGCTCGATCGGTACGTCAACGACAGCTCGTTCGAGCCGCTCATCGTGAGCATCTCGGACGGGCAGAAGAAGACGACGTTCGACTTCGTCAAGGGCGGTGAGACGGCCAAGGACCTGTTCCGCGAGACAGTCATGACCAGCCGTAAGTGGGGCTACTGGTTCGCAGCACACAACGTGGGCTTCGAGCGAGCAGTCATGCAGCACCTCGGCTTCGATGACGAGGTGCTGTACTACATCACGGACAGCGCTGTGGTAGCGCGGGCTCAGGGTGCGGCATCGCACCTCGAGGCCGCGGCGCCGCAGCTCACGGACATCCAGAAGCTGGAGGTCGGGAAGAACCTCATCATGACGTTCAGTGTCCCGACCGAAGGCAACGACGGCCGACCCTACACCTGGGACGAGATCCAAGCGGATCCCAACCTCAAGGCGTGGTGGGAGGAGTTCGGCGTCTACTGTGAGGTGGACGCTGACGGCAGCCGGGAGATCGTCGTCAAGTACGTCGACACTCCCAGCTTCCGTCGTGAGCACGAGATGGAGTGGTACACCTACCTCATGAACCGTGCTGGATGGAACGTGGATCTCGAGCTCGTGCGCGAGATGCAGCTCCGCTTCGAGGACAACAGCCAGCAGCTCGTTGCTGACTTCTACTCGAAGCACATGTACGACTCGCAAGGCAACAAGCAGTTCACCGACAAGTTCCTAAACAGCACTCCGCAGATGAAGGCGTGGTGCGCAGAGCGAGGGATCAAGACCTCCTCGTTCGATCAGGAACACATCACCAAGCTGCTGGCTCGGGTGCAGAAGAAGCTCCGCACCATGAACCCGCGTGACCCGAAGTTCCAGGGGTACTGCGACGTGGAGGATCTGCTTGTCACCAAGCAGGATCTCGGCGGCAGCAGTCTGGCGAAGCTCCAGAAGATCCTGGACCTCACCGGCACGGACGGTCGTCTGCGCAACCAGTACATGCACCTCGGCGCCGGGCAGAGCTACCGCTCGACCGGCAAGGGGGTGCAGCTCCAGAACCTCAAGCGGCTCAGTGCCACGCCGATGGACTTCGACGAGGACTACAACGAGGTCATCGACGCTGACAACACCACGCTGGCGGAGAACCTCCGGCAGGTGTTCATCGCCGATGAGCCGGACGGTCGTCAGATCGTCGGGGACTTCTCGAGCGTGGAGAGCCGTGGGCTCGCATGGATCGCCGGCGATGACGTCAAGATCCAGGCGTTCAAGGACGGCAAGGACCTCTACAAGGTCCAGGCCGTGCTGATCCACGGCACGCCGTACGAGCAGGTCACGAAGGCCGAGCGTCAGGACGGAAAGGTCGCTGAGCTCGGGTGTGGCTACGGAGCTGGGCCCGTCGCGCTGCAGCGGTTTGCAGGTAAGATGGGGATCGAGATGGACGAGGACAAGGCGCTGGAGATCGTGCGCGGCTGGAGGGGTACCAACCCGAACGTCGTCGACCTCTGGGACCGGCTCGGTCGTGCGTTCAGCACAGCCGTGAACCTCAACGCCGTCACGAACGTCGAGCTGGCACACGGTCTGCGTCTGGACTTCACGCCGTTCGACCCGCCGACCTCACTCGCCAAGCAGCACGCCGGCGTGCGCTCCATCCGCATGACGCTCTGGGCCAACCACGGCACGGAGTTCGTGCTGGAGCGCGTGTTCCAGGGCTGCTACATGCGGGGCGAGGACGTCTGCTTCTACAAGCCGAGCGACCGGAAGACGGGTGACCTGTGGCGCAACCACTACCGTGACCCGAAGACCGGCAAGACCGTGTTCTACAAGCTCTACGGCGGGAAGCTCACGGGCATCCTGGTGCAGAGCATGTGTCGTGAGTTGTTCTTCGACGCCATGCGTGACATGTTCTTCCGCTTCCGCGGACTCACGAACGTCACGCCCATCGGCCAGTTCCACGACGAGCTCGTCGTGAGCTGGAGGCCGGTGCGCCGGGCCAGCAGCGAGTGCTCGCTAGACACGGCGATGACGATCATGCGACAGGTCATGAGCACGCCGCGCCCGTCGTTCGCGGGGTTCCCGCTTGAGGGTGACATCAAGAACGACTACCGCTACACCAAGTAAGAGAGGGCCCCTCCGGGACAAGAACCGGAGGGGCCCTCACCAATCAAGAAAGGAGATCCACTCATGTCTATCATACACCTGGGTGGAGTGGACCCTGGTCTGGTTCACACAGGTCTCGTCAGTATCCGGGCAGACTCTCAGAAGAGAACCTGTACAGTACTGACAGAGATCATCGATGGTCCTGACGTAGAGCGGGTACAGTCCCTCTCGTCTGTCGTCCTCAAGGACGCGCAGATCTTCGTGGAGAAGTACGAGGACCGGGGCACTGTGTTCAGCACGCACAGCGACATGCGCGTGTTCGAGACGAAGGTGATGGCAGCACTGCCTCACGCCAAGCTGCTGAGCAACACCGGCGTGAAGAAGGTCATCACCGACCAGATGCTCCAGGCGATCGTGGGAGATCTCCCGACGACCAACCACAAGGACCTCGAGTCCGCGGCGCGCATCGCGATCGCCGGCGGGCTCAAGGATCCGCAGGTCAACAGCGTGATGTACGCGCTGCTGATCGATCACCTGAGAGGGGAGTCATGGCTCACAAGGTGAAGAACGCGCCGGAGGGTTCCCGCAACATGCTGATCGGCGTTCGCGTCGACGAGGCCGAGGGGGAGCGCATCGGCTGGGCAGCGAAGGAACTGGGTCTCCGTGAGGCAGACTTCGTTCGCATGGCTGCTCTCCAGAAGGCGAAGGAGATCCTGGGATGAGCGACCAGGAGTGGAACGAGGCGATGATCTCGGTCCACGAAGAGCTCGGTATGCCGGTCCCGGCGTACCTCAAGTAGACAAGGAGATCCACTCATGAACGACGACAAGATCGAAACCACGGACGAGCTGCTCGAGAGCCGCCGGGCCGTGTACGGCGACCGTGTGGACAACATGCAGCGTGTCGCCGCCATCTGGAGCGGGCTCCTCGGAGTCACGATCCGCGACTGGCAGGTGCCCCTGCTCATGTCCGCGTACAAGATGTTCCGTACGTTCCAGACGCCGAACTACTCGGACAACTCCGACGACATCGACGGCTGGAAGAAGATGTTCGTCGAGGTGATGGACGCCAACCACGGCGGCATCATCCAGGCGCGCACCGTCGAGGAGTACGAGTTCAAGCGCACGGCCGCACAGAACATCGCGAGCGAGGTCCAGGCCGGGTTCCACGACGACTACGACCTGAACCGCAAGGTCCGGTTCCCCCGGCCGCAGACGCTCGAAGAGATCATCGAAGAGCAGGAGCACCGCGCCGCGGAGGAGGAGATCAAGGAGGGCCGCCGCCCGCCGCACCTCCGCCTCGTGGCCCAGCCCACGGCTGAGGACGAGCACATGGAGGCGTGGCTCCGCAACCGGTGTGGCAAGGCAATCGTCACCCTCAACGGGAGCTACCACGGACGGTGCCGCCTGCACCTCGGTCACAACGGGAACTGCGAGCCGTGAGCGCCGCAGACCAGATCCGAGCAGCGAGGGAGGCCGGCGACGTTCAGCCGCCGGTCATCCTCACCTTCGCGGAGAAGTACCCGCACCACCAGAAGCTCAGCGACCGCAAGGCTGAGCACGAGGCGATCAGTGACTTCCTCACCTGGTGGTACGACGAGAAGGATGGCACGCTCCACTCCGACGAGCGCGTCGAGGTCTTGTACCACGAGATCTCGCGCGTGATCGGCGACTACTTCGGCATCCCGGAGAAGGAGTTCGACGCGGAGAAGCGGGCCATGCTGCAGTCCATCCACGAGACAGGGAGCATCTGATGAAGGACAGCACCCCCACGCGGCGGAGTATCTCGGAGGTCGAGGCGATGTTCGCCGCGGCCGACGAGGACTTCGACAGCTGGATGTCACACCAGCTGATTCCGCTCGAGAACTGGGAGGGGCAGGACTGTGCTGGCAAGCACCTCGTCCACTACCCGACCGGCAAGGGCAAGACCAAGATCATGCTGGGCATGATCGCGATGAGTGGTTACGGCGTCTGCGTCGTGATCGCTCCACCGATCACGCACAGCAAGTGGATCGCCGAGGGCAAGATGGTCGGCATCAAGGTCATCGCCATGAGCCACGCCAAGTTCCGGCAGCCGGACGTTCGTCTGCTGAGGAACACGCCGATCATCGTGGACGAGTTCCACCTGCTCGGTGGGCACACGGGGAAGGGCTGGACGAAGCTCGACCGAGCTGCGGCCGGCCTGCAGGCGCCGTTGATCCTGGGTTCGGCCACCCCGAACTACAACGACGCCGAGCGGTGCTACTGCATCGTCCACGTCCTGAACCCGTTCGGGAACAGGGGTGGCTTCCTCACCTGGCTCTACCGCCACTGCGAGACAGAGAACAACCCCTTCGGTGCTGAGCCGAAGGTCCTCGGCTTCCTGCAGTACAAGGACGCCGCGGAGTTCCTGGCTGACCAGCCGTTCGTCAGCTACCTGCCGGACGACGCGCCCGACATCCTCCGGGATCTGGACGCGATGGCGGCGGACCTGCCACCCGAGTTCTACGACTACCACGTCGACGACACTCGGGAGCGGGTCATGGCCAGCCTGATGGAGATCAAGCAGCGCGAGAGCTTCCGGAAGATCGTGGACGGCGACCAGCTCGCTGACGGTCCCAACGAGACTCTCTCGTACCTGATCGGCCAGATGCCCGTGGGAACCAAGTGGATCCTGTTCGCAGCGCGGAAGACGATCGCGAGGATCATCTACGAGGGCAACCTCGCAGCAGACCTCAAGAGCGTCTACATCGACGGGGACACGAGCCTCGCCGACAAGAACGCCGCGGTGAAGCAGTTCATCGAGGATCCCGAGACGGAGTTCATGGTAGGCACAGCATCGATGGCGACCGGCACGGACGGCATCGACAAGGTGTGCAAGCTCATGGTCATCGTCGACGACACACCGGATGACTCCCTGCGGCGTCAGCTGGTGGGTCGCATCCTGCCACGAGGGATCGTGACGCCGGACGACTACGTCGGCCGCGTCGCGTACCGGTTCACCTACTAGTACTTGGGGGTGGGGGTCAGGCAACTGGCTCTAGAGAGGAGAACACTCATGGCAAGCAACAACAGTGACCCGATTGAGGGCGCGATCGAACAGCACCTGCTCAAAAAGCTGAACGAGGACTTGACGACCGAACAGGTCGACGAGCTCGCGTACAAGGTGCAGAAGATCCGCGACCTCAACGCGAAGTCATAACACCGGACGGGTGGGGCTCCGGCCTCACCCGTCCATGACCTAGGAGGCCCCGTGCCAGACCTGAAGACAAAGCAACAGATCGTGGACCTGGCGCAGACACTCGCGAGAGACATGCACCTGGTCCAGCGTGGCCCGACCACGTACATCCCGGCGCACTGGGAGACGCTCGACATCGATGGGCCGTTCGCTCCCGATGAGACGGTCTGGATCCCGCTCTCCCACCAGGAGAAGCGAGACCTGGGCAACCACAAGGGCAACATCCTGTTCTACACGGATGGTGACCTTCGATCGTTCAACCTGGTGCTTTCCCAGTTCGCGGAAAATTTTCGCGGACGAGCACTCAACCTGCTGGTTCGGACAGATCAGGGCCTCAAGGTTCTGAACTCGTTCGGCATGCTGGTGGATCCCACCGGAGAGTTCATCCCGAACTACATTCGGCCGAAGCTCAACGAGGATCCGGCAGATCAGCAGTTCGTCTTCGACACCATCAAGGAGTGGCTCGGCGGAGACGACGACACCGCTCACAGCCTGCTGTATCACCTGGCCACGAGCCTGGCTCCGGGGTACAGCGCCGTCAAGTACATCATCCTCCTGGGTGAAGGGCGAAACGGTAAGGGCACGCTGCTCACGATGATCACCAAGCTCTTCGGCGAGGAGAACATCAGTGGAGTCAGCCGTCAGGAGATGAGCCAGCGCCGGGCGACCATCGCTGACCTCAACGACAAGCTCCTGAACGTGGTGTTCGACGGGCAGATGGAGTACATCCGGGACTCGTCCACGGAGAAGACCATCATCGCCGGCGAGCCACTGTTCATCGAGATGAAGTACGAGAACGCACCGACCAAGATTCAGACCAACGCCCTGTTCATCGAGGCGCTGAACCTGGAACCGAAGGCGCGTGACAAGAGCTCGGCGCTCCAGAAGCGTCTGGTCAGGTTCTCGTTCCCGAACATCTACGCGATGGACAAGGCGTTCGAGAAGAAGATGACGAGCGAGAAGATGCTCGGAGCCTTCCTCGGCCTGCTGATCAACCACTTCGTTCGAGAGGACGAGCTGGCAGAGAAGCTGGCACCGACCGCCAAGAGCATCGACCTCCAGCTGGAGCAGATGTGGCTCACCAACCCGATGCTGCAGTACATGGAGCACCTGGGAACGAAGGACCCGTCGTCGCTCGACAAGCTGGCGAACGGCAAGGTCTGGCTCGATGACTTCCTGAACTCGTTCAAGCCCTGGGCGGAGACCCAAGGCATGCAGGAGCGAAGTGACGGAGACCTCATCGGGCTGATGAAGACCGCGTTCGTCATCGAGAGCAAGACCCGCAACAAGAGCGGAAAGCGCTCCACTCAGCGCTACATCAAGTCACTCCGACACGAGACGGAACTCGTGTACGGACAGATCAAGGGAGGCAACAATGGGACTGGACTTCAGCAAGAAGCCCTGGTACGAGACGGACAAGTACGAGGACAGCTCGGCAGTCTCGGAGAGGATCCGGGAACTGCCGGAGACGTTCCTGGGACCGATGGGTCTGGCTCTGGTGAAATCGTACCCGACGGGGGAGACGCAGAAGGGCTGGGGTCTGAACCCGCCGAAGGATAGCACCGAGGGGTTCATGCCCCGCTACCGCCGGACGGAGTTTGCCGAGCGCCGCGCGCTGCACCGCTTCGAGCACGAGGGCGGCGCGTTCGCGTTCGTCATGCGTGCGATGAAGGTCGTCGCCGTCGACATCGATGGGAAGAACGGCGGTCTCGAGTTCGTCAAGGAGCTCGGGATCCTGCCGCCCACGCTGGCGGAGACCAGCAAGAGCGGGACAGGCTACCACCTGTTCTACTCCACGCCGGAGGAGTGGGATGACGTCGTCGGGTTCGCCGACGTGTCTGACTCGATCGGCATCGTGCAGGGAGTGGACATCCGCAACGTCGGGTGCATCTACCACTACCCGCAGCAGCGCTGGAACGATCGCCCGATCGTGCCGGTACCCGAGGGCCTGTGGAAGAAGCTGACCGAGAAGCTCGTTCAGCGTCAGCAGGCCGCAGCAGCGATCAGCACCGTGCTGACGCAAGGAGACGATCTGGAGATCATGATGATGCAGGACTCGCTCGTGGACGAGCTCAACAAGCCGCTCAAGAGCGGCAACCGCAACAGCTACCTGTTCGCCATCGGCAACAAGATGCGCCAGGCGGGTGTCGACAAGTGGGACGAGAAGGTTCACGCCCGAGCTCTCGAGGTCGGGCTGCCGGTCGAGGAGGCCGACCGCCTCGTCTCCAACATCGCCAAGCAGCCGTAGGCTGTATCACAGTAGCGGCGGGAACCTTCGGGTTCTCGCCGCTACTCTTTTTTCCAGAATCTAGGGTTTAGTACCTGGGTGGTATAATCGTAACTATGAATCAAGAGCTCAAGGATCCGTTCGCAGGTAGCCGCCTACCGTCTGACGCCGCGGCGCCTCCGCAGCCTGAGCGGTACGACCAGCTCTTCCTCCCCAACGATGAGAAGCCGCGCATGCCTCTCACGAAGGATCGGTACGTTGTGCGCGACAACCCACACGAGGTCGCGTGGGAGCGCCAGGTGCGCATGTACCTCCGCGGACTGAGCCTGGACGACAGCCACCGCACCAGCGCGACCATGATCTACGAGTGGGCGACCGGCAAGCGCGTCGCCGACCAGATCGCTGCCGGCGTGGCGACGAGCCCGGACCTCCGCAAGATCAACAAGATCATGCGCTTCTACTTCGGCAAGCCGTACCAGACGTGGATCGCCGGGCGCAAGATCCCGAACTGCTACCGGATCCCGAAGGGCTGGCGGGTCAAGCGCCACCGCCCCATGACGCTCACGCTGTGGAGCGAGTACACGGAGGGGACGCTCAACGACGATGGGGCGCGCCGGAACGCAGCACAGTAG